ACTCCGCCGCCGCCACCACCAGAATCTGACTTGAATACAACCTGAGAAGCCGCCGCCTGTCCGCTCGCACCCCACGAGAGCGTCGGATTCGAGGCCGTCGCGGTCGTCTGAATCCACGCAGCCATTGCCACACCCATGTGGCCGCCGCCAGCAAAGTTCACCTGCTCCAGAATTGAGAACGACCCATCCACGCCAATCGTGTTCGTCGTATCGAAGCACAGGCCACCAATGACAAGGCAACTGTCTTCGCTGGGTGTCAGTGACCCCGGCTGCAAAGATGTGATCGCAGTGTTCGCTGCCCCACTCTCGTCATCAAAGACGCTACTGGCGTGTGCCCCGCTGTAGGCGGCCACAGCGATTGAACAGAAACTCGCTCCCGCTGGTGTATCCGCCGTGAATGTATGACTGGCATCCGTGCTCGGATTCAGGCAGTAGTAAATCCGGCAACGGGGATTCGTTGTCGAGCGTGCTGTCGTCGCCGTCCAACTATTCCCCTCGCTGTCCGTGACGGTTGTCTGCCCCGCTCCGGCATAATCCCCGACGACGGCAATCAACAGCGTCGCACCGCCGGTATCCATCGCCACAGTGGTAACATCACCGCCACCGGGCGAGCCTGCCGATACGCTGTCGATGAGAGAAAATGCCATCTATTTCACGCCTTACGGAATGTGCTTCAATGCCGGATATTGCTCATCGAACACGTTGACGCATCCGATTTCGCCTTCAACAGACAGCCGCTGATGCAGTTGCTCCGGGGTGATCGTGAGATGGGTGTATCTCACGGGCTTGAACGGTGACGCCTTGACGGTCGGATTGACTGGAAATGCGATTGAAGAACCACCAGAAGACACTCCCGGAAAGTAAATCGGCAGGTTGTATTGCTTGCCGTCGTCGCGCCAGACGGGGCCGCGTTTGTAGAACCCCGGAACGCGAGACACGCGTAGTGCTCCGGACTGTTGGAACGTCGCACCTGCCGGGGGGAAGAACGCTCCCGACTCAGTGTGGATTGTGTTTGTTGCACCGAAGTCCATTGCTTGATCGGCCCACAACGTGGCGTTCGGGTGATCCATACCCCGGATGCAGTGGAAGGTGTTGCCGCTGGTGATGAATTTGCGGGTATAGAACGGCGTGATGGCGAAGTCTGGAATCACGAACAGGCTGTTCCGCCATTCCGTTCGCCAGTCCACATCGGGGACGCCCGGTTGATCGGCGGCAATAACGCCAAGCTGCATCGGGTCATTGAGATTCAGATATCCCGCGTGTGCAGGCGAGAGAAACTGGCAATTGTCGAGGATGACATTGCCGCCGTAGAGGCCCAGCCGGTGATACCCGCCGTTGATCGGCATCAGCAGGCTGGTGTTCCTGATCTCGACGTGCTGGTTGTAAATCTGCGCCGGATCATCACCGGACCCGCACAGGAACTGCGGACGGCAGTTGCCGAAGTGTCCCACGAACGGCTGATAGAAGATGCCGCCGTCAATGACCGCCCCTTCCCCGCCGAAGTAGTTGAACGTCAGATAGGCATGGCTGTTGTTGTACCGCTGAACCGTCATCACATCCTTGAACAGCGTTGTCAGTCGTGCCCCGCCTTGAATCACGTACGGCTGAGCCGTTGCCGGGTCGCGGGATCCCATCAGCGTGACGCGGTTCAACTCGCCGCGAATCTGTCCCCAGACAGCCGCTCCGGATGCCGCTGCCGGATAGCTGCTGCGAGTGATGACTGTCTCGCCCAGGCCAGTATTCAGGAACGCCTGCAGCCGTGCCGGGAGTATCGTGTTCCCGGTTGCGGGATCGTACTTGGCGAGCGGGGATGGCAGAGTCTTGGGACGTTGCCAGTTGGCGTTGTAGCCCCCCAGAATCCGCATCTCCGTCGGGTTGTAGTAGTCGATGGTCCATTCGTTCGGACCCATGTCATAGACCCCCACCTGCACTGCGACGACAGGTTTGAACGCCGACAGCGCGGCCTTGAACTCCGCGACGTTTGTGCACAGCGTTGCCCCGGCTGGCGGGCTTTCCATATCACCGGGGTTGGTCGGTTCTGTCGGGGGAACAGGTGGAGGCGGGTTGTCCGGAGGCGGAACGGGGGTTGGGCCGGGCGGGGGTACAGGGTCCACCGGCGGGGCGGGCACATCTTCCGGCGACAGCCGGTCAACGACCAGACGGGCGATATCGAGCAGGAGCTGTTCCGTTCGGCTGAGCGGTTCCGCTGGCGCAGTCTGTTGCGGAGCGAGCAGGGCGAGTGTCAGAACGAGAGTGTGCAGTGAGTGCATTGTGTGTGTTCCTAATTGACAGGGGAGTGCGTTCCTCACCCGCCGTTGATACAGTTGGCGTACGCTTCCTGCGCCGTGACCACGCCCTGTTCCGCCGTGACCAGTTGCGCATTGATGCTCACCAGTGCGGCCTGATAGGCGGCAATCTGTTGCTCGGTAAACGCCTTTTGCGACAGCACCGCGTTACGGTACGCGATTGCCATGCTGAGACTTTGCGATTCGCTCTCGCAGGCCATTGGAATACTCCTCGTTGAATTCAATCATCTTCCAGAGCGTGGCCAACGTGTCCGGGGCTTGCACCAGCACGGTGTTCTCGTTGTGGTTTCGAATCGTGTTGTCGAGATGCACCGGCGCACCAGCCAGCCCCAAGGCTCGATCCAGTTTCCCTTCGATGCTCGCCAGCCGCCGATCCAGTTTTTCGGCATCCAGTTCAAGCCGCCGATCATCACTGACCTTGACCTCTTTGACGGCGTCGATCTTCTCCGTCAGCGTGGCCAGATTCGTCTGGACGTTGATCAGCGACAGCGTAGTCCAGCCTGCCCACGACAACGCACCAGTGAAGACCGCCACCAACACCACGGCTGCGGCGGCCTTAGTGCTGTTCGAAACCTTGGTAGACGCTTCAGTCATGGTCTTGCATCCAAAGGGCCATGAATCTTGTTGAGCAGGGCCGTGTTGATTTCCTGCAACCGCTTCTGTTCCACCTGAAACATAGCCCGGTCCTGCGTGTGCTGCTCAATCACCATCGACAGCCGCTTCTCATGCGAATCGTTGATGTATTCCAGCCGGGCTTCCACCCGGTCAATCAGCATCGGAACCCCCTGCCACATCGCCGCCAGGACAAGCAGCAACAGCACCGTGCTCACCCCCTGCTGAAAGGCGAATTCCAGGATTCGGTCCTTCAGGCTGAGATGGGACGGTGCAGGCTGTGTCGGTGGTGGCGTGGCGGTTTCCATAAGGCGATCACCGATTCTTGACGACCGTACAACGATGCCGGGTGGCCAACAGTTCCGAGACGACCGACTCAATCCGGTACACGACGCTGCTGCTGTCCGTGATGGTGTCCCCGGCCTTGGGGAGCGTGCTGCCCAGTGTCAGTGAGTGCAGGATGAATTGCAGTTCATCACTGGACAGGTCCGCCTGTCCGCCGGTTCTCCGATTGACGTTCCTCCGTTCCGCCGTGACTCCCGTGACCGTCGCGCCCGAGGTCAACACCGTCAACGTGACGGATTCGATCCCCGCAATGTTCTGATGCCTCGTCGCCAGAAATTCCCGTGACACCATTACAGCTCCACGGCCTTGTATGTCTTGATAAGATATTGCACCGACCCCACCGCCGAAGCGATCGTGTCGGGAGTCATGTACGTCGCGGACCAGTAGTCCAGACTCTCGCTTTGCAGCGGTCCACCCGTCCCGCGTTGATTCCTGAATTGAGCCAGCATCAGGTGCACCGCCAGCACGATGTTCGTTGGCACGGTAGACCAGCCCGCAACGTACGTGACCTTGATGTTGCCAATGGCGTCGGATGGCGCTGCCAATAGCGTCCCACTCCGCGCGGCAAATGGTCGCGACCAGACGCCGCCAATCCGGAACAGACGTCCTCCCATGCTGGCCGTGCCACCACCGGTCGGTTGATCAACCTGCAGCGCATAATCCGTGCCCGCTGTCAGCAGCGTCGCTGCCGGAAACGGATCGGACGCGGTCCCGAAGTAGGCGTCGTCGTCCTGATACGCGGACGTAATCGACTGCACCGGCGTCTTTCTCAGCCACAGAGAATTGGTCCCCGTCCCGCTATAGTATTCGGTGACGTTGGCCGACTCGATCTGTCGTCCCATCTCGGCAGCCAGCGCCGCCTCTACCTGCGGGAGAATCTGGGTCAGGAACGCATCTTCAGCGGTGCCGCTGATCCCGGCGTAGGTCTTGAACGCGCTGATGGTTGTGATGGCCATGCATTAGTGTTCAATCACAAGAACGACAGTACCTTGTTTTGCGTTGCCTGCGTTCGCCAGGACGGGCGTCAGGTTGCCCGCTTCAATGAATCGCTTGTGATAAGTCCCGACATTGGGACAGGTTGCCGTGGCGGTCGCGTTGCTCAGGTTGGCTCCCGTTGCCGCCAGCACATCGATTCCATCGGCGTCTGTGATCGTCATGTCGTACTGGTCCGTCGGCTGCACGCCACCTGCACCGGGGATGAACTTGACGAGTTTCAACAGCCCATCCCGGACGGCAAACGTATTGGCGCTGACTACTCCCGATGCGTCAGAGGTCCAGAGTACGGAATACTTCGTGGAGCCGCGCAGGTCGGAAGTGGTGACGGCGATTGAACCAGCCATTCACTGCCTCCCCCACGTTAGGCTTTGTCAACCACGAACTCAAAGATGAAGTCGATGTGCGTGGCCGTGGTGATCGCCGATCCGGTGACGCCCACGGTGATGGCCGTGTTGGCATCGCATGCGACGAAGCTCGCTCCGTCGGCCAGAATCGCACCGCCAGTATCACCGGCTCGCAGTTCCGCACTTTGTGTCAGAGACGCCTGGGCGAATGCTGCCAGCTTAACGGCGCTAGATTGAGTGCCAATCACATCAACCGTGGTCACGGCTCCCACGGCACCGCCAATGGCGATGGCCGAGCATTGAATCATCCGGTACTTGAAACCAGGCAGAGCGGCCAGCAGCGTGGCTCCAGCGTTGACCTGGGCAATCGTGAACCGTTGCCGAATCGACTGGACGAATCCATTGCCGACCGGGGCTTGCACACCCACCACATTCCCGGAGTTATCTTTCCAGACGGGAACACCGGCAATCATCTCGGTTTTGAAATTGGCGGCCATTGCCTGTGTCCTTCGTTGTCAGTCCTGATCGTGATGCACTTCCCTGACGCAGCCAGCAGCCTCAGTTGAGGCCGAGTGCCAGTGGGGCTGTGGCACTCTTGTGAGAGGCTTTGCGGTCTTGCAGCGTAATGCCGTCGCGGGGTTGGAATCTGAGATTGACCGGGTGGTTGTCCGGCAGGTTGGGGGCGTAGGCAAACGGGTCTTCCGACACCATCTCGTACACCGCCTGTCGGGTCGTCGGATCAATCCGGCCCTCGAAGCCCTGCTGGTCATCCTTCATGTAGCCGCGGGGAACCTTGATCATCTTCCGGGCATTGTCCGTTTCCAGTGCCGTCGTGATCTTGCCAGCGGCAATCTGTCCCGACAGCTTCTGGAATGCCAACGCCCGGCGGTAGGCGTCCAGTGCCAGTTGTTCCGGGTTGACGGACTGCCCACGCATGTTGATGGCGTCGCGGTACAGCGCGAACGCCATCTCCTGCGTCTTGTCGTCCGCCTTCGTGTCTAGCGCGGGGTTCTGCTTGTCCTGCTTGTCGCTCATACGAATCACCGTCTCTAAGGTCGCCGTGGTGGTGTGATGCCCGCCGTATTCGGGTCGCTTACGAAATCATCGTGCGGGGAACAGCCTGCGGGTAACGCGGTTCCAATCCGAACAGAATCACCGCCGCCGTGACGGTCTTGTTCGCCGTCTCGGCAATCGAGAACTGCACGTACTTGTAACCGGGGGCGGCCTGTTCGACTTCTTCCGCCGTGACCTCGACATAGTGCATGGCGTTGGCCACCGCATGATTGACTGTGAAGTTGTAGCCCGCCGCCGCTGCCACGGCCTGTGCGCCCCACGTGTCTACCGTGGTGGACCAGCGGAGCGACTGATGCCGGAAGCCCATCGCCACCGTGGTGCTGGGCGTGGTGTTGTCGCAGGCCAGCGCCGTCACCAGATTCGAGACGCCAGTGTCCTCGATGGCCCCGGTGATGATCAGCATCCCCACGCGGCGATAGTTCGCCAGACTCACAACGTCCGTCGTGACGCCGCCCGCGAAGCGGTCAGCCGCAGGCACGATGCCCTGCACAATGTGGGCTCCGAAACCGATGAGTGGTGCATTCGTATCCATGACGGATTCCTTGTGGCGGATGAACTGACTGTGATGGACTGGCTCCGGCTGTCACGCTGACGTGACCGCGTTTGCTTAGGACCGCGTTTCCGGGGTAATGAACGAACTCTGAGTGTTGCTCCCCTTGTACGGGGTGATCGGCGACGCTTCCCACGGCTGGCCGTCTACCCGCATGGTGAACCGCAATGCGGTCTGGTCCGTGAGGAATTCCACGTGGACCGAGACTGCCTGGGCGATGCCACCCTTGGAGATGGTCACGTACTGACCCAGGTCCGCGAGGACGATGTCGCCCGTCGTTCCGACCGTGGCGTTGAATTCGGTTTCGATCCGTGGCGCGGTTTTGAGCATCTGCGGTGCGACACCGGCGATGCCGTTCGTGGGGCGGTACAACGCCACGCCAGCAGTGCCGATCGACTGGGACAGGTTGTCCAGTTGCGGGCCGCAGTCCTGATTGTGGAACCAAGCGTAGTTGCCTGCCACCAGCCGCCTGGCCCACATCTTGTCGATGTTTTCGGCCACGATCGTCGCGGCGGCCTGACCAGTTTCTTTGGTGATGCTCAGCAGCGACCCGGCGTTCATGATCCCCAGCGGCTGGCCAGCACCAGTCCCGTTGAAGACCGCGTCGCCCAACATGAAGTTGAACTCGTCGCCCACAGCGCGGGAAATGTACTGCTCCAGCGCCATTCCGGCATCTTGAATCAGTTCCTCAGTCAGGTAGGTGACGATCATCAGCTTGCGGAGTTTCAAGCTGAACTGCCGCATCGTCGGCTTGGTCGCCGTACCGGCGGCACCTTCCGCCGTCCAGTAGCCACGCAGGCCACCATGCCGGGAGCCGTTGGCCCGGCTGGTTTCTGCATTGGCGGTGAACGTCAGGCTGTTGCCGGATACGGAATACTGATCGGTCATCTGCCACAGAGCGTTGTTGTACACCCGCTCCATGATCTGGGTATTGAATTCCGGCAGGACCAGTGCCCCGCCATCCATCGCCACCTGTGTGCTCATCCCCTGAATGGCCTTGGTGATCGGCTCCAGGTGTGCCGTGTGCTTCGTGCTCCACGCTTCGGCGCGGTTGTCCCGCTTGGCGAGATAGCCGTCCCGCAGGAACGCCCCCAGAGATCCCCAGTCCTTGTCCCGCTTGTATCCCTTGGGAAGTTTCGTCGGCATGGTCCGCAGGCTTTTGCCCGGACCAAGTGCTGGCAGGACCGCCGTTTCTTCTTCACCACCCCAGTAGGCCACCGTCCGACCATCGCGGTTGACGTGCACCTCCGGGGTGTCGAACGACCCCAAGGCCTCCTCGACGGAACCCATTTTGGTGATCAACTCGTCCAGTTTCGTCGTCATGTCGGTGGCAGGCATGGGCGTGTCTTTTCGTTCGTCTGGAGTAACTGGCGTGATTCAAACACTACGATTCGTAGTCATGCGCTACGCGCGTTTCTGGGCGGGGCTGGCAATGTGCAAGTGTGGCGTGCGGTCTTCCAGCTTTCTGGTCAACGCTGCGAGTTTGTCCTCGACCAGTTTCAGCTTTTTGGCCATTGCCGTTTCTTCGTGGGTCCGGGCCTGCTCCAGCAGCCGCTGCATCCCCTTGACGGTCGCTTCCAGTTTCAGCTTCTGCGGACCCGTCAGGTTCTTGGCTCCCAGCAGTTCCTTGAGGCGACCCGCGAATCCATTGAACTGGCTTTGGACCAGCACGCCGGAACGTAGAAACGACTTCAGGCTTTCGGCCTGCTCTTCTTCCTCATCGGCAGTATCGTCGGTCTTACCGAGAGCGGGCATGTCGCTGTACTGGCCGGAGTACGTTCCTTCAATTCCCGCCAGCAGGTCTTCCAGGTTGGCGATGGCTGCCGTGACGACTTCGATGACCGATTCGTTTTCGAGTGCGCCCATCCCCTGCTTGGCGTTGTTCACCAATTGGCCGACGCCGTTGTGCAGGGCCGACAGGTACTGCGCGCCGTACTTCATGTGCGTCTCATCGGAGACGGGTTCGGACCCGGCGTCATCACCGGCAGGCTCTGGAGTTTCGTGTTCTTCCGGTTCCCCGGCAGGTTCAGCGGCCTTGGTCTTGTCTTCGTCTGCGTCGCTCCCCTTGGGAGTGGACTTGACGACCTCTTTGACGGGCGTTGGATTCGTGTTGAGTGCCATACCAATCCCCTGTGCGGGCCTGATTCCCAAACTCTTGAACGTATGCAGCAGCGGGCGGGCGAGCGTCTCGCCTTCAAACCGCCGCTCACGGATGGCCTTGACCAGCGTGTCCTGATTGCAGCCCACCGCGACGAACGACCATTCGGCCAGCCCCCACTGGAGCATCAACACGCCGATCATGTCCCGTTCTTCATCGACGACCAGATCGGTTTCGATGGGTTCTGGCCTGACCGACGCGGCCCGGATGGCCTTGGCGGCCACCAGACCAAACACCTGCGTTGACAGTGGCGTCTGCCCGTGAAAGTAGGCCGACGCGATGACTCCTGACTCGTCCGCCGCCAGAGCCAGGTTCCCTGCCTTGTCCTCGCACATGGCGATGGGCAGCGACCCGCCATCTTCGGCGCTGAATCCATGATCCCACAGGACCACGGGGTTTTTCTGATAGTTGTCCACCACCAGCCCGGTCGGAATCAGGATGTCCCCGACACGATCGGCAGCCGACGTGCTGATCACCACGTTGTGAATGGCCATCCCGGATTCATCGACGGTCGATTGCTCCAGGGGGACGTCCAGCACCATCGCCGGATCAGCGCCATCCGCCTTGTACAGCCGGTGCAATGCACGCGTCCGACCAGCCAGCACTTTGGCCAGAGCGTGATGCCCGATTCTCTCCGTGACAGTTGGCATGCCAGAAAGAGTACGAATCGTCCTGAGACAGGCAAGCTACGCGCTCCAACTGGTTGGAGTGATCGCTGCGCCGGACAGTCCCTACCGGGCGCTAGTCTGAAGCGTGTGGCCGCACTTGGGGCAGCGGCGGTATTGCGTCTTGTACCCGCCGTGAGACTGCGTGCCGTTGCAGATGCACGGGATGTGGCAGTGGGGGCAGTACGCGGATGACGGGTCCGGCAGTCGATACCACGGGACAGCACGGCGCGGGGCGTCCCCCTGTTGACCGATGTTGCTGGCGGCGGCCATCACGAACGTCCTTGTGCGGGGCACTGTCATAGGGCGCTGTCGCTCCACTCAGAGAATCAGGGGGGCAGGTTCGGCAGGTTGACGTACTGAATCCAGCACCGGCAGTTGGGGTGCGCGGGAGGACCGTCCGTAAACTCTGCCGCCCACGTCATTCGTTCCGCCCCGTCCAATGGCTCGCAGACGGGGCAGACCCTGTCGTCCCGTTCCGTGTACCACGTGTCCTCCAGGGACAGGCCATACGTCCCCCGCATGGACCATTCACCGCCCGCTGTCTGCGCCGTTGTCACTTGATCCAACGCGATGCCCGCCGCCCGGCCTTCCCCGAACAGCGACTCCCACGTCTCGTTAATTTCCTGCTCCAGTTCGTCCAGTAGCTCCTGCGCATGGTCCGGATCGGCGCGGTACTCCGCTTCTGCCTGTTGCCTGCGTTCCCGCCAGACTTCCGCCTTGCGTTCGAGTGTCTCCACGGTGTGATGCAGAATGGCCGTGGCGGACTGACTGGCCTGTTGTGCTGACCACATCCGGGCCTGCGTCTGCGCCGTCGTGTCCGCCGTGCCGTGCGCGGTAAACCAGCCGTGCGTTTCCGCCGACGACAGGAAGATCAGAATCAAAATCGCCGCCAGTTCTTCCTCATACTCCCGCCGAATCTTGCGCCAGTACCAGTCCGGCACGCGCTCCACCACCGGCGGACGCCCCATGAACGCCTGCAACTGGACGCGATGCCGCTCCAGCACGACCTGCATGACTTCGGTCGCTTCAACGTCCAGTTCTTCGCGATTGGGGATTTCCATGACACTGTGATCACAACTGTCAAGTGGCGGTATTCAGTAATCCCTGACGGATTCGCATCTCCTCGGCGATAGCAGGGATGGTTTGTAACGTCGCTGGAACGTATACGGTGTTGCCATCGTCATTCTGGATCACCAGCAGGAGCAGACAGGACTGTGCATCGCGCTGGCCATCAGCGCCAATCTTCGTCAGCGATTCGACGACCCGAGGCGTCACGTATTCCATGACGGACTGGGTGTCCTCAAACAGTATCCGTGGCACTGGTACGGAAACATGGGCTACCGTTCTGCTGGTGTCACTCACTTGTCACCTCGGATTCTTGATCCCTCACGATCTGACAGTGAATCAACTGCCGTTCAAACAAGACTCCCACGTGCCGGGGTCCGTCCGTCAGTTCCACCCTGTCGCTCCATTGTCCCATCAGCCGCTTGAACTCATCCCGCATTGGCCGTCGCGGGATGAACGGCGACTTGCCCAACACGGGGTGATGCAGCCATTCCCCGGCGTCGGCTGTTTCCGGTTTCGCTTCGGGGACGCTACCCCCGGCAACCAACAGGCGTGGCATGGATTACTCCGGGGTTGAGGGAAAGGCGAACCGTCCGTGACCATTCCCGGAAGCGACTGCTGCTGTGTCGTTCATGGCCTCTGTGCCGATGGCCGCTCCATCCCCGCCTACAGGGTTCGGAGTCGTCGGCTCGTCCGTGCCTGCGCTCCCCATGATCCGCAGTGCCTGCTCCGGCTTGAGGTTGAACAGAATCTCCAGTTGTCCGATCCCGGCATCCCTGGGGATCAGACCCGCCGCGACGTTCTCCACGATCTTGGTGGCCGCCTGAATCTGCGCCCCATTGAGCACGAACTCTTCTGCGACCTGCACATCCTGCGAGATGGCGATGTCTTCTGCATCGCCTGCCTCTGCGATCGTCGTCGCTGCGGTGGCTGTTGGCTGCGTCGCTTGTCCCGCCAATGGCAGTAGCGGGAACTGATCCCCTTGAGACAATCCGGGCCGTGTAGGATTCGCCAGCGCCTGGCTCGCAGTCTGATCCGGCTGCAACTCCTGACGACCGGCAATCGCCCGGCCTCGAGCGCCACCCCACAGCGGACGACCGCGCAGCGACCGCACCTCGTCCACCTCGATGGCCCCGGCGGCAATGTCGGTTGCAATCTCCCGCTCGGTGATCTCGGCATTGTTGATCGGTGCCGCTTCCATCTCGACCGTGAGTCCTTCGGGGTACTCCAGAATCTCACCACCGGGATGAATGGGGCTGGGCCGACGACGGCCAAACCAGCACGAGTCCGCTTCCGCCAGCATGTCGAACAATGGTTGGCACGTTCCACTGATGAACTGCTTCAGGCTGGCATAGTACGCCGCGTAGGCTCCCGCCTCTTGAATCCCGGCAGCCACGGGGGGCGTTCCCATCAATGCCAACACGGCATCGCGGGCCTGCTTGTGCCCCTCGGTGTAGTCCATGTCCTTGGGCGTGGTGGTCAGCGTCGTGACTGCCTTGCCGTTGGTAATCAGCACCTTGCGGTGATTGGTCGAGCCGCCATATCGCGACTGAAACTTGTCGGCAATCTGCGTCAGTTCTTCGGGCGTGGGATTCACATCATCTGGCAGCGTAATCACCAGTGACGGTTCGAACCCGTTCAGCATCTGCGACCAGCGGGCGATGTTGATCTGGTCCGACACGTCTACCAACTTGGCGCAGGCCGCGACCATCGACAGGCCATCGTCCTTCAGGATTGGATGTGGCCAGCGAATGACCTGACATTGCTCCGCCGGGATCACCCGACCGATGGCGTTGAAATACCCGCTCATCTCCACAAACCCCTGCTCATCCACGGGCGAGTAAAAGCGGCTCGACATTGGGTCAATGCGATACCCGCCGCGTGGGAGTTCCCGGCTGGGCAGCACGGGCGCAGCGCAGGCTGTGGGGATCACATGCCGTTCCACCGTGGCTCCCGCCTTGTTGGGGATGTTCCACACGATGCACGTCCCCGTCAGTTGAATCTGCATCGACTGCTCGTAGCGGAACAGCGCCCCGGACTGCGCGGGGTTGGGATATCGCATCAACCGGACGATTCGTGAGTCTTCCGGCAAGGGGTCCGTCTTCTGCTGCTCCTGCCCGTACAGTCCCTTGAGTCGTTTCCAGTATGGGCGATTCCCCAATCGCAGCGACGGCGAGTCCCGCCACAGGGTGCGGTCGTGCTGCCGGTGTGACTTCCGCACCGGCCCGGTCATACCGGAATCATCGAACACGTTGACCGTGGCCTGCATGGCCTGCAAGCAGATCGCTTTGAGGGCGATGGCCACCCAATCCGTACAGTGCTCCGCTTCCCGCCGGTGATCCGTCGCCCAATTGCCGGGCTGATTCGCGGACAACGCCTGACGCAAACCGCTCACCGCGTGGAACGTCGTCCGCTCCAGGGCGCTGACTGGCGTACCCGCCACACGCTTGGCAGTCGGACGGGGGGCGGCTTTGGCTGGCTTCCGGGCCGGTGCGGCTTTGCTGGTCTTGGGTCTGGCCATCGGCGGTACTCTCCCTGTCGAATCAGAACGAATCGTAGTTTAACTGCACGCCGCCACAAAGGAACGCTGCTTTTTCAGTTTCATGTACGCTCCCGCTGCCGCGTCAATCTGATCGTCCGTCGGACTCTTGTCTTCCCAGCGCCACTCACAATGTTCTTCGATAAATGGCCGGTTCCAGTGTGCGTCCACTAGCAGTACAGTGGGTACGCGGGTATTGGTTGTCGAATCAAGCTCTTCTTCCCAGTTATTGTAGCGGGCCGACTTCGGTCCTGTGACCCGCTCGGTGCGAACGCTGAAGCTGGAGAGCTCCCGTACTGTATTTTCCGCAGACTCTTTGCCACCGGAACCAGGCTCCTGCTCCTGCCAGATCGTGTAGTTTTTCCAAATCTCGGCATCGTATTTCGCGACTCTCTCCATGTGCATTTTGCGATTGGCCGCTGACCATTGCCCCCGCTCCACATCGACAACGTAGTACAGTCCTTCGTGCCGGACTAACAGCACACCGGCAGTCCAGTCACCGCCACCTTCAGTTCCCGCCTTATCCCAATAACGAACGGCCACGCCTTTTTGATTGATATCTTTGGGTAACGCAGCCCGCGTCACAGTCGTGAACCACGCTCGCTTGAACCGATCTCCTTCGGGGTCTTTGGGCATTTGCTGTAGCTGGCCCGCAGCCCGCGACCGCAGGCGGCGTTGCATCCCATCGACCACATGTGCCGGGAACCGCTCCGGACAAAGTAGCTCTCCCCGCGTCGTTCGGGGATCGGTGAATCCCAGCGTAGTCGGCTGCCTGGGGTTTCTTACAGGATGATCCGGATCGTATTCCATCGGCAGGCAAAGGTGCTCACAGTCGCCGTAATTCAGCATGACTTGCGAAGCATCATCTTCCGACAGTCTTTGCATGATAAGCAACAGTCGCACATCAACATCGACCGCCACGCCGCGAGTCGAGAGTACGCCATCAATCCAGTTACGAACATCACGTAGGCTCACATCGCCCAATGCTTCGTCAACCTTGGGATTGTGGGGATCGTCTATTACAACCCCCATCGGGTGTTTTCCAAGCGCCCTCCCCTTCGGTGAGGTGGCCAACATTTCCCCGCCGGTTGCATTCTGAATCAGCCGGATCGTGTCCCGCTTTTTGGATTCTTTGGTTGTCTGGAGATTCGCCGCTTCCGGCCATCGCTCGCGATACCATTCACTCAAGAGAACGTTGCGGCGCTTCGTCGAAAAATCGTCCGCAGTCGGCTGATCATAGCTCGCGCATAGCCAACGGAACCACGGTCGGAACGTCCAAGACCAGCACGGCAGCACTACCGAAGCAATCAGCGATTTCGACATACCCGGTGGAATGTTGACAAGCAGCCTCTTGAAGCTGTGCCCGATAACACATTCCTGCGCGTGATCGCAGATCGCACGGACGTGCCACGAATCATTAAACGGATGCGCTGGCTCCAGCGTTGGCCAAATGCCAATTAAAAATTCATGCAGACTCAGGCCCGGCGTCCCCGGATTCGATTCCGCTATCAACTGACGAATTAGCGAAGTCCGTGTTCGTGGGGCCTGCTGATCCATCCACTCCTGAACTGCCTGAAAGTCCGTAGCGATCCGAGAGTGCAGCCAGAGACGATCGGATTGAGTCAGGATTTCCATGCAAATGCAAGTGGCTGTGTTGTTCTTTGGCAGGGCCTTGTTGTTCGGCAAGATTGATTCTGTCTGCGAGCAACAAGGCTTTCGCGGCGGAGACACGTTCACGGGGAGCTAGGCCGCTATCCAGAATGATGCGAGACAGGCACGAGACGACCGCTTTGCGAAGAGCATCTGTCATCGGCCAGCGCTCTTTGATCGCTCGCGCCAGCAGGCGAGTGTCGCTGGTCTGACCACCGGGAGAAATCGAAGCGGGGAGCATATTGGCTCCCCCTTGCCCCCCAATCTGATCCATCGGCATGGCTGATTCTGTCATATTGGGGAACCATTCTCCATTACAGATCGCATTCTGATAACCCTCAATCCGTACCTTCCCCGAACCCACCGCGTATTTGCCGATCAAGGCTGGGCCGCAATCGCTCCCCGTATCCGGTTGCCCTCATCAGGGGAGTCCTACACCCGTGGTCCGTGTCCGGCCTGACAGCCCCTCGATGAGTTGAGGATGCCGCCGCTCCGGATGGTCCGTCCCCCCGTTGTCGGTCTCAACCACTGGGCCGGGGAACCGTGTCGCCCTGTTCGGAATCAGTCCGTGTTGGTATTCATACTGTTGCGTTCTCATGCCGTTTGTCAACCTCAACCCGCTGGATGACTGTCGTAAGCCGATGAAGAAGCAACCTGCCGTAGTGCCTGATTCACCGCTGCCTGACGTGATAGCCACGCCACCTGTGACGACGGGCCTGAGTGTGATTCGCGTGCCGCTGGATTCTCTGACGGAAGACCCGGCCAACGTCAATCAGCATCCTGAACGGTCGATTACTGCGATTGCGGGATCACTGAAACGGTTCGGGCAGGTGGAACCGCTGGTGGTCCACCGGGGGATTGTGATTGGCGGCAATGGTCGCTTGCGGGCCATGCGTCAGCTTGGCTGGACGCACTGTGATGTGCACGAATATCCGGGAACGAAGTCGGAAGCGACGGCCCTGGCGATCGCCTTGAACCGGTCCGCTCAGTTCTCCGAGTTCGACGACGCGGCCCTGCTGCGCCAGCTTGATGCGCTGGCCGATGAGGGGTTTGATCTGGACGTGGACTTGGGGTTCAGTGAGGAAGAACTGGCGGAACTGGCTGGCGAAGAACCTGTTGTCCCAACTGGTGACGATGCTGAACCGAGAGTCTCTGAGAAAGACATCCTCGCCCAGAAATGGGGTACTGGCGTTGGTCAACTCTGGGAGTTGGGACGCCATCGGTTACTGTGTGGCGACTCCGCTCAGAGAGTGCATGTAGACGCAGTGTTGCGTGGCGACCGGCCAACGGTCATCTTTACTGACCCACCATATGGGGTGTCGATCGGCCACAAGAACGAGACTCTAAACACGTTCCATCCTTCTGGAAGGTGTTTAGAGTCTCTTGCTTCTGACGACCTTTCCCCGGATCAACTGGCAGCTTATTTGCTCCCTGCATTCGAGAACATCAGAGACACAATGGCGGACGATGCCACAGTCTTCGTCTGTTCTCCACAAGTAGGCGAGCTATCGATGATGATGATGATGATGATGCAAAACGCATGCCTGCGTCCACGTCATGTCCTGGTTTGGAAAAAGAACCAGCCCACATTCTCCATAAATCGCCTGGATTACGACTACCAGCACGAGCCGATCCTGATGACCTGGGGACAACGGCACAAGCGTCTGAGGAATGGCTTATACCAGACGAGCGTTTGGGAAGTGGATAAACCACGAACGTGTGACGTGCACCCGACAATGAAGCCCGTGGACCTTTACATCAACGCGTACCTGAATCATTCCGATCACGGGGATATCACTTTTGATCCTTACTGTGGATCAGGCACGGCTATTATCGCCAGTGAGCAGGTCGGCAGGGCTTGCCGCGCTATAGAGATCGATCCAGGGTTTGCGGCGGTCATTCTACAGCGATTCATGGATGCAACTGGGACTGCTCCCGTCCTGCTCAATCCACAGGCTGTCCCACCGTCACCTCCCGCACCACCACCAGCCTGACTGCCACCCGCAGCGGCGTCGTTTCGATCACTCCTATCCCTCTAGTTCGCTTGACGTAAACCGAAACGACCCCGCTGTTGCAATCTGGAATCGCCGCTCCACTGGTGACAACGTCAGCAGCACGTCCAACACCTTACGCCTCCACTCTGCCTCGCTCCAGATGTGTGCCATCTTGGGGCTTGCACGTCGTCCGTATGGCGATGATTTGACGGTTGGAAATGTCATTTCACATCTCGCGGCAGACGTGGACCTTGCCGTCGCGGTAGGCGTTGTGACGGCTACTCACGGCACCACCGGTCCTTTCCACTTCGCGTCCTTGTACTGGGCAGCCTGTCGCGGTCCGCCCTTGGGATCGAACACCACAATGTCCCCCAGGAACGCACAGCGTTGCACGAACACGGAGCGCGGGAAAGGGCGTCCTGCTTCCCACAGCCAGTACAGGTTTCCAGTCGTCGTCTCGTCAGGCATCGTTGTCGTCCAGCCTTGAGGCTCTGCGTGGGGTTGTTGCATGGCTCGTTGCTCCCGTTGCTGTTCCAGTGTCGCCGCCCGGTGCAGCCAGTGCGCGGCTTCGATCCGGGCCTGGGCGTAGTTCCATCCGAGTTGCCATAGCCGCCGCCACGGTTCTGACTCAAGGGGGCAGTCGCATTGACTGCGGAGCGTGGACAGACAGGCCGTACGGGCCAGCCAGCCGAGTTCGATGGCGTGGCTGATGGCGGGGATCATGTCCTCGCGGACCGCCTGAATCATGGCATCGGTAATCGTGGCCGTGACGGTCAGTTGCAGTTCGTCGGTGTCGAGCAGGTCGTCTATGGCGAGCATGTAGTATTTCCTTTCGCCAACCAAGCGGCGTACTTCGCTCGCCACTGGTCCAACGGGATCGGTTCAACTTCATCGCTGTCGTCGCTCCACCACAGCCACTGCCCTAGTGCTTCAGCACACGACTTGATCCGGCGCAGGTATTCCGCAGGGACAGTGGACATGCCGTACCGCCAGTCGCCCGGCAGTTGCTGAATTCCGTTCCAGATGTGGTACTCGTTGCTGTGTATCCACCCAGCGCAGTACGCCTCTTCGCTTAGGTCGCGCATAGCCTGATGCAGCCACTCGCGGAGAATGTCGTCCTGTTCCTGCTTGGTCATTGCGTCTGCCTGTTCCCGCCTACTGGAGAGGAATCTTGTCTTGTCCGGTCTTGTCACGTCCCGTCGAATCTTGTCCTGTCACGTCATGTCGAGTCGAGTCGAGTCATGTCGCGTCCAGTCTGGTCACGTTGAGTCTGGTCTAGGTCTATGTCACTGTTCACCTCCCGTCAGAACTTCATGCAGCGCCGTCGCTGCCGTGGCCTGGAGCACGCGCGACAGGCCGTACAGCGTGGCCGCGTTGCCGTGGGTGGCGACGCAGATGTCATCGGCTCCGGACCGGGACAGATCGGTGTACCCGCACAACAGGCTCCCCACGCGGTCTTGCAGCGCGGCGATCAGTTCCTGCGTTGTCGCGGTGTCCAGCGTCTTGGCTGCGCCGTTCGCGGATTGCGGCTTGGTTTTGCTGGCTCGTGCCCGCATGGGTTAGCGATCCTTCGGGTGCTTGGGATGTGCCGGAAACAGGATTCTGGCGATGACCTCAAGGACCAGAATCAATAGCCACGACAGACCGATACCGGCCAGCACGAAATGAAACAGCAGTGGTCTCTGCAATGGCGACGCGTCGTCAGGTGGATCGGTCAGCATCCGGTAGGCGAAGTGTGCCGTGAATAGCACGGACAGCAGCAGATAGATCAGCAGCCAGACGGGGATAGTGATCATGGGGAGGAAGCTCCGGAGTTGATGGACAGGGGAGTGATGGTCACGACGGCGTGCGGCTGCTCGTCTCCGGCGGCAATCCATTTCTCGAATGTGGCCGAATTCCACCACTGGCGACGGCAAAACTCCGCAATCAATAACGCGTCCGCATTGGCGTGTGTGATCTTCCACTGTGGCCACAGTCGCTGTGCCGCTGCCTTCGTCACGTTCTTGTCACCCTTGCTTAGGCAGCCCATTGCCTTTTGCCATTTTTGAGGTCTCGCCAGTTCGAATGGTGTCTCTGTCCCTGTCAGCAGCCCGCGCAGGAAGCCGAACGACTGCCCAAACGCGAACGCCGACACAACTCCCATCTGCGGAGACGATGCGACCTGCTCAATCACAGCCCGTCGCGGCACGGTGCCGAACCGTTCATCGAGGTCGTCGAAGAACGCGAACATGTCACGCTCGGTCGCCTTCTCGGAATGCAGCACGGCCACGATCACTGATTCGTAATCAATGACCGCAATGCCGCCCGTCTTGCCGGGGTCGATGCCGATGAACAGCATGGTCGATTCCATTCGTGCTACTCCTTTGCGGCTGGCGTGTCTACCTCTTCAGACACGGGAATGGCCTTGCGGAACTCAAGCAGATTGTCAGTGATCTTCGTCACTTTTGATTCGCCGAATCCCTCGATGTCGCTAGGGCTCGCCGGGACGGTGAACGTGATGACTTCCGGGATCGTGGCGACGGCGTTCATTCGACCACCCTCCACAGTTCGTCCGGGCTGATCGACCGCAACCGGGAGACGCTATCCGCGTCGTGCGCCGGGGCCTGGACGACAACCCAGTGCTTGAATTGCAGCAGAGCCGTGACGATCCGGCTGGCGTCCGCGAGGTCCACCTCGACCAGTGCCCAACTGTTGTTGTTGCCGTACCTGGGGACGTAGTCCGCCATCCTGCAATGGACTTCGGCGGTCGCGGGATCGTCGAACATGTCTACGCCGGAGGCGAACAGATGCAGCCGCCAGTAGCGAGGGGCCTGTTCGAAGCTGATCCGTTCCCCGGCGGCTTCATCCCCCTCCAGTTCGATGACGACCTGTCCCGCGATGTTGAGCACTTCCAGGGCAATCAGGGTGTCCGCCCGGCCCCAATGATCGTTGCATTGCAGGTGCAGCTTGACGCGCTGGGCGGCAGGGGCGTCCTGTCCATCCGTGGCGGTTGTGCGGGCTGCGTTGGCCTTCCGGTGACTCATCGTCGGTTCACTCCGTTGGGGGTTGGTGCTCAAAATACGCCAGATGCATCTCGTCTGCTTCGCGGGCGCAGGCGTCGCAGAGCATGACGAACTTGATCCGGACGTCCGTGTGGTGTTTGGAATAGGTGATCTTGGTGGCGGGAGCCTTGCACATGCAGCAGACCTCACCCGGTTCGCAGGGGATCGTGTCGCGTTGTTCAGGGTCGCTCATGCGTCGCTGCGCCTCGTCCAGTTGTTCTTGCCGGTGCTGGCTGTCCCGCTCCAGTCGGAGCAGTTCCCGGCGAATGAACCGCAGCGACAGGTACGCCACGACGGCGATGGCTGTCGCGAGGGCGGTCAGTTGGTGGTATAGCCAGCGTTGCACACACTTTCTTTCGTTCACCCGTTGTCGCAACCTATCCGGGGTGCCGTTGGGTTCGGCGGTGATCTTGCACACACACTTCGCTTTCTCAGGTATTGTCACCACCCGAGGCCGCATTGATGCGAACAACCAGATCAACTTGCACACACACTTCGCTTTCTCAGGTATTGTCACACGCCGGTATTCCCCGGCGGCGATAATAGGCATCAACTTGCACACACACTTCGCTTTCTCAGGTATTGTCACCGCCCGCAATGCATCGCCTGTCTGTCACACACGTTAGGCGTCCGCCTGCGAGAGGTCCGGAATGCTGGCCACCTTTCGCCCTATCCCGTATCAACCCGTCGTTCGTAAGTCCCTGACATGTCACCTCTTCCTTTCTGCGATCGGTCCCGGCCAATGTTGCAGCCTGCAACCGCTCGACTTCTGTGAGTCCAATCAAGTAGCTCCGGAATGGACGGCACGTCTCGCACAACGGCACGATCCTGTCCCGTGCAATCACCTTCAGGCGGGACTTGCTGACTCGCATGGGGCGTTTGCAGTTTCCGCATTCGCAATTGAACCGAGCCATTCTTCCTTCCCTATTCTGAGTTGATCGACCTGCACGCCCGGCAACTTCTGCCCCAACGTGTTGACCACCTGATGCCAGGCGAACGTGACACCCCGGTCGCTGAACCACGTGGGCCTGTTCCGGCAGTTCTTCACGAACAGATTCGGTGACTCGACAATCAGCGTGCCGCACTCGAAGCGGGTCACGGCCTTGACCACTTCCGCAATCGTCTTCCGCATGAAGTTGAGCCGCAGGCCGGTTTCGTGCGCTCCAATCCGCTTCGCGTTGGCCATCGCCTTCCGCCGTCCGTGACCGTGGCCGCGACCCTCACGGTAGAACTTGCCAATCGTCTTGCGGCGGGTTTCGAGGCGGGCCAGTTCATTGACCAGCAACTTGGATTCCTCACGACAGATCGACCAGTCGGGGACACCGGGCAGTTCCAGGCGGAACGGCGTGCCGGATGTGCCGTCGCAGATCACCAGCCGGGCCTGCCGCGCCGGATCGAACTGGTAGAGTTCCTGCTCCACCTGATACGTGAGTTGGAACTGCCAGCGGCCATCCTTGAGGACAATCTGGCTGTCCCTGTGCATGTCCTTGTCGCGTGCGATGCGTTGCAGCAGTTGCCGGTTGCCGCGCGAGAGTTGCCGCGTCTCGATCCGGCAGATAGCGGTTGTCTTCTCCCGGCCCGCCTCGCGCGACCACATTGGAATGGAAACCACAGCCGACGATTTCCCACACTCTTTCAGCAGGGCGTTGCGGCTCGTCGTCTGGCCGTTGTAACACAGGTCGCTATTGGCCTTGGGGACGGGGATCACCAGCGCACTGTAGGACGGGGCGTTGATGTGCCTGTCACGGATGGCCTGCCAGACCTTGCAGCGTGGCGCGCCGCGTTCGATCTGGTTGTACGGCAGGTCTCCGGCGAGATACTGCATCACCGCATTCACACAGTGTGATGCGACGTGGGAACTAACGGCGATGTTCGCCTTGCGTCCGGAATCATACAGCAGCTTCTGGACGTGCTGCGGGAGCCACGCCGACTCCATAATTGGCGTGCCATCTTTTGTGACCTTGAGTTTCCCATTGCGGTCCTTGCGTTGTTGTGGCTGATAGTCTGGATTGGCGTCGATCCATTGCAGCCAGGCCGACATCGCCCCGTTACGAATCTGCCGACATCCGACGGCGAGTTTCATCAGTTCACGATGAAACGCTTCCGTGCGGCTGGTGAGGCACGCACCGAGCTTAATTTCGATCACTGCTTTGGGCATTCTTTTGACCTTTCTTGCACACACTTCGCTTCACGGTCTGTTACACCCCATATTGGCCAGTTGCATGGCCCTGTGAACTTGCGCACACACTTCATTTCCGGTGGCCTTACAGCGCCGGGCCATCACCACGGAAGAATTCGAGCCTTGCGCACACACTTCATTTCCGGTGGCCTTACAACCGCAAGTCGACGGACGAGGGACTCGACCACTTGCGCACACACTTCATTTCCGGTGGCCTTACAACTCCACGAACCTAACACGCGACAGGCTCCGGAGTTCGCGACGATCCCACGCGGAGTTTCTGAACCTGACGGCGCAGTTCCAGGTTCTCCTGACGCAGTTTTCCAAGCTCCTGATGCAGCCGGGCGTTCTCCTGCTCCAGCACCTCGACCCGGTCGAGATCGTCCGGCGTGACCTTCTGCCTGAGTTCCTGCACCTGCACCGCCAGTGCCTGGTTCTCCGCCTCCAGCTTCTCGACCTGTTCCAGCGTCGCCCGGCGGCGCGTCGCCACAGGTTGGACCTCACCGGCCTTGGCGCGCTCTTCCGCTTCCGCCTGACAGCACAGGTCGTCCATCACGGCCAGGTTGTAGTTGTACTCCAGCCAATGCCGCTCCGTCGGAAACCGCTGGTGAATCTGGAGCAACCGGGCGAACGGCATGAGTCCTTTGAGCATCGAGAAACACTCATCCTCCATCGCCGACCACGCCCGGAACTCATCCCCCCACTCCGACGAGACGAACTCCCTGTCCGCCAGAATCTCTGCCGCCAGTTGCACCCGGCGGAACACGTTGCTGTTCCCGTCCTTCGACAACTGCTTGAGTCCCACCATCTTCTCCTTGCTCGTGACCATCAGTCATTCTCCTAAGTGAACAGAACCAAAAGTGAAAAAGCGTGTGCGGCCCAGGCTCACTGCATATCCGGGCCATCGTTTCGGGAGCCTTCTGCGAGTGTTTGCGCGTCGCTGAACGCAGGGGCCGGTCTGGTTGCCCATTCCGGAGCGGGCGTGTGTTCACCCGTTGTCGCACCTGTTCTCGTTCGTGCTGGTCGCCACTTCTCGCCTCTCATGGGGCTGCAAGCACCCCGATGAATTCATTGTGTTCATTGATTCGCATCACACCGCCTGCCTGACGTACCCTTCCTCGATGATGATCGCCCCTTCGTCACCGGTCCCGACTCGCTCCACGAACACCTGGGCATCGTGCGCGACCGCCAGTTCCTCGATGATCGCCAGACCCTCATCGTCCAGCAGCGATCCATCGTGGATGAACATCAGCTTGAGTTGCGGATTCTGTCCCAGCCCGATGGCGGTGGACACTTTGATCTTCTCGGCGCTGCAAATCTGGCCGATCGGCAGATCGTTGTACGTCACGCCCGCGTCGCTGAACCCCAGCCCCGGCACAGGCCACTCCGCTTCCTCCATCATCTTGAGCCGGGCCTGGCGCTTGGCTTCGATCTCGTTGGTCAACACCGTGACTTCCGTGTCCTTGTTCTCCAGTGCCTGTTGCGACGTGGCCCGCTGCCGGTTGTCCTCCACCTTGCGGTTGATGCTGGACGCCATGCTGATCCGTTGCTTGATCGGCTCCACGTCGATGACCGGAGATTGTTCCGCCTGCGCTGAGAATTCCGTTACGGCCTGCGCCGCCGCCTGAATATCGAACCGCACTTTCTCCAGTTGTGCCAGCAGTTCCTGCTCCCGCTTCTCCAGACTCGCTTTCTGCGTCGTCTGCTCTTTGGCGCGGTGTTCCAACTGCGCCCGCTTGGTGTTCGCCGCTTCCGCATGGGACAGTTCCTTGACGAGTGCCTCGGTACTGACGATCTCTGATGGGGCGTCGGTATGGTGCGGCATCCCCTCGACCACGGCGGACAGCTTGTCCCGCTCTTTCTTGACCGACTGGCGTTCCTGCATCAGAGCGGCAATCTCGCCGTCCAGCCTCGACACATCGACCCCCACCAGTTCCGCCAGCAGCTTGACCTGATCGGCGGGCTTGAGGCGGATGAACTCCAGTGGGTCGAACGCGACCTTGCCCACCAGCGTATTGAGCACGGACTGCGGACCGGACAGGTTAGACTTGATCGGCTTGCCCGTCGGGCCAGGCATCTCCGTGTAGACCTTGAGCGCTGGGGAACCGCCGGAGGACTTGATCGTCCGCTCCACAATCAACGGGGGATCGGTATCAATCTCCAGCCGGATCGTCGCCTCTTCCTGCCCCTGCATCACCGGCACGTCGTCCAGTGCGGATGCACCTCCCAACGCGGCCCAGATGGCATCCGTGAACGACGTCTTGCCGCTGCCATTGCGACCGCCAATGATGATCACCCCGCTGCCAGGAAACGTCACCTTGGCCTGATGCAGCCCCTTGAAGTTGTGGACCTCGGCAGACTTGAGGTGATTGGCCTTGGGGGCGGTCTTGGGAGTCGCTGTCGCTGCTGTCATTGTGGTAACCCTTGCTGGTGTCGCGGTTGTTGTCCGGGGCGAGTCCCCGTGGCTGCGAATAGAACGCTCGGTTCTAATCGGTGGATCACAGAGTTTTCAGATTTTTCAGGACGCGGCCTGGGACGATTCCATTTCCAGACCAGCATGGGCGGCGTCGATGGCGGCGTACACGGGGTCCGCGTGCTCCGCCGTCACATCTCCGACCTGACAGGCGGTGTTCAGCGCCTCGTTGAGAATTGCCAGATGCTCGGCAGTCTTGGCTTTGCCGACGGCAATCTTGATTCGGTTGCAGTACCGCTGCGGGTTGTCCGTTCCGACACTGCCGTACTTCGCCCATTCGCGGGGATCGACAGGTGGCGGACTGGCGGACTGCGTTTGCGGCGGCGCATCCGTCAGTGTTTTCTGCTGCTTGGCGGGCTTGCGGGCGGGCTTCGTTTCCGCCGCTGGTTCGTCCGTTTGAGGCTGGCTGGACTGCGTCTGGTCCGCGGGCGGGTCGCTGATGATCTCCAGAACGTCGGCGGATTCGAGGGGTTCGTCGGCGTTGACATCCGGATCATGCGGTCCTACTGCCTCTTGGTCAACCTGGGACTCTTCTCTGGCTTCACCCTGCATCATTTGTGCAAGGTTCTCCGTGGCCGATGCTCCGGACACCTTGACGATGGACTGTACCTGTCTCGCCTCTGATCCGGACGGCGCATGCGCCTCTTCTGCGATGTACTCGTTTCCGATCTCTTCTGGGAAAGCCGCTCGCAGGGCGGCGGCCTCGGCGCAATTGCCGCAGATCATCGACAGCCCTTTACGTCGCACGACGATTTGTCCAGTCGGCACCGTGCAGCACCAGACAATGCCTGACTCATTGAGCGTGTGCCGTAGACCACCTTTCAGCCTGGATTGGCTACGACTTGCTCTCATGGTACGGGCCGTCGTCTTTGTGCTCACCGTCACGTAGTAGTTCTTGCCGCCAATGTCAGATTTCCGTACTCGTCGGTAACTGATCGCGTACCCCGCAACGCAGGCTGCAACCTCGAAGGCGGCCAGGATCGACCGCGACGAGGCAAAGAATCGTCTGGCCGTTCGGGATTCGTGCCCATCACACTGGAGCATTGAATCAACAAGCAGCCTTGCCTGTCGTCTGCTCAGGCGAACCACCTGCGCGCTGTCGAGCAGCTTCGTTCCTTCAATCAATAAATCACCAGCAACGTCCCTGCGGTAGCCGAACACCATCTTATTGGCCGTCGTTGTGATGACCCGCCCTGATGACGAGACTGTGTCCTCCCCAGCACACTGCCGCACGTGCATTGACTTGTGCATTCCAATCTGCCGAAGGAATTGAACCTTCCGCTTCCTGCTGACGGCAATGCACAGTTCACCTCCATGTCGATACCCATCGCAGGCGAGTGCTGCGGCCACCATGATCTGCCTGTCAGTAAAGTTGGCGTCCGGGCCAGACCCATCAATTACCAGCGGGATATCGAATCCCCCGGTGCTTGTGCTTTTGGCGACAACTTCTGCCGCCTCTACCTTTCCATTCGTGGTGACCATGTCGTGATTCGGCGTGACACTGAAGTTCAGCACGTTTCCGTCGCATGTCACCATCGGGCCGTCGTATTCGCGAGCGAACGGAACGGCGTTGGTTGGCTCTAGGCCGTGGTCCGTGACCTGCATAATCAGTCCGGTCACTTCCGAAAATCTCTGGAATCCTTCGGTTGTTAGTACCTCGGTGTGCTCATCAAAGCATTTGTCGAGTTGCCCCCGCGTTCGCTTCGCCCACATGCTGTTGGGAGTCCTGTCGTGGTCTTTGCCGCCCCGCTCTGCGTACGTCTCCAGCCAGTACACCTGCGGACCAGCGAACGCCACTCGCTGCCCGTTCACCATCCGATACACCGTGACCTGTGCCCACTCAGGAAATGTGATTTCCAGCGTGCCGACCCGCCGCGTGACATCCGGACCGAACTCCGTTTTGTCGCGTCCGGCGTACTCTTTCGTCCGCATGGCAGTCGTTCTCAGTTCTCCGATGCCAGGCCAGATCGTGTCCACAGTGCACCGCTGCTTGGAATCCCAGATCGGCACGATGTGCACGACTCGCTTGAAAGGGTCCAACCGGCGGGCCTTGCAGTACGACAGTGCCAGGATCACCGAATCGATAGACTGTGCCAGAGGAAATACGGCCTCGACCAATGCCCGCCATTCTGATCTCCCGATGTTGAACTTCTCCTGCAATGCAGGGTGGTATGGAAGACGTTCCGGGCGAATGGACGGGAGATTGGCTTGCGGGCGACGTTCAGTGCCAGGTTGTGCGATTTCAGTGGCCATGCTTTGACTCCTTGTTGGGGGTTGTTGACGTCCAGTGGATCGGACAGGACTTGCACCTGCTGAGGTCATTCGCGGTGAATTATTTCGGCCCGGTTATCGGGTTCTTCGTCAGTGTCGAGCACTGCTCCTGAACGCCCATCACTCCCGGCTCGCCGCCTCAAGTAGCTGCCCCCAGTGTGAGCCGAGGACAGTTGCCTGCGTGTCACTTGTCCACGCCGCCGATCCATGTTCTGGCGGATTCATCATCCGCCAGCCCGCAACGGTGCTTTTACGTGGAACTTTCTTGCGGGTTCCCCACGGCAGGTCTATCCCTGCTGTAGTCCGGTCTCATTCCTTCACACTCTCGTCAGGTCTACATCTCAGTCTCCCGTTGGATGGCACGGCGACGACCAGCGTGCCGACTGCGGATGACCCTTCAGGACTGCCCGCCCTGCCATTGGGCTTCGGTCGCTCGATTCCTGCTCACCTCACACAGGGGGATTTTTGCCTGTCTCTCAGATGAGTGGCCGTCTTCTCTCGTGACACGGGCAGGCACGTGGCCGGTTTCTGGCACCGGCGGGCCTAAAACATTCGATCAAGTATTTCCACAAGATACGCAGCATTCACCTTCTCTGGGTCATGCTCTCTCACCTTGTTGACCACCTCGATGAAATAAGCCACGTCAACCCCGATCAGTTGATCTTCCAGTACGTTGTGGTCCTTCAAGTCCAACTCGCTGACCTGCAATGCAATTTTCAAAATCTGGCCAGCATTAACGGTCCAATTCCGCTTAATAAACTTCCGCAGCCGAAACAACGAACAGATCGGATACTTACTGCCCACGTATTGCAACTCTTTGGATAGTAGAGATTCGAGCGCAGGCTGCCTGAGCACCAACTCGCCGTCCCAGCTTGTCCAGTAATTCGTGCAATGCACAAAGTCATAGTTCTTGTGGATTTCATCCGGTTCCCCGTAGAACCGGATCACAATTTGAACGCCCTTGGAGAGCGTGATGGCATTCGTGGACAGGAACACGGGGCGATACGGCAGTCCGTCATCGGCCACCTCAGTATCTTTAATCGCGTCGGCTGCATCTTGGATTGCCCCAGGGTCCTGCATCACTTCATGCACATACTCACCCGCCTGCCCCTCTTCCGAAGACTCGAAATACTCGTAGGGACGGGCCGTGCCATTTTCGCTGGCAATTCCAGCCGACTTCACGACGATTTTGACTCTATCGTTCTCGTCGTGCACGTAGATCCCACAAGGGATTCCTTCCTTGTCCTTGATTTCGAATCTCTTCACGTAGTATTCAGCGAGCGCTTTGGCCGCCTCTTTTGTGCGCAGATAAATATCGTAGTCGTTTACCCGCTCTCGCAGCAGCATGCTTGCAATGCACCCGCCGGTAACAATCGTCGATGAGGCCGCCAACTCCTGCACTCGCGGATCGTCGATCGTCTTCCACCATTCACTCATCTTCTTCGCGATAACAGTTTTAATTGTTTTCTTTTTCATGTTCGCTTCTCACGTATCAAAGTATCCTCCACGATCCATCGCGTCGATGGCATAGGATTCGATGTGTCTCAACAGGCGGTCTGCGTCCACTGATCCGAGCCATCCGCCAAGGGCGACCTCCATTCGCTCGCAGCCCGGACAGCGTGTCATGCGGCGGATGACTCCGCACAGGTAGTCGCGAGCGGCTTGAGGACCAGCGACGCCCTCGATGTTCGTGACAATCACTCGCATGGTCGCCATCAGCGTGTCCGCTCGCTGCTGAACGTCTGGTTCCACTTCGTCGCAATCGTTGATCGTGTCTGTCATGTCATCACCCATCCTCATCCAGAAGCAAGTGTCCGCAGACAATCGCCAGTGTCAGACCGATGGCCACGCCGCCGCCAAACGACAGCAGGCCCAGGATTGCGTGATTCAACGCCAAGAGTTCCGTCATTGCTCCGCTCCGTTCTCATGGTTTAGTGAAACACCACCGCGCCGCTATCAGAGCCCACCTCAAATGCCCGCTGCCATTCGTCGTACAGTTCCGCGAACCACTCCTTGTCGGGGTGTTCGCACGCATCCAGCTTCGGTCGATATTCCAGAAAATCTGCGAGCAGCTTGCGACTGACCACCGGGCCGATGACGCCATCACTGTCCGTGAAGTTGATCAGTTCCCAGAATGGACCGCTGGTATGGTTCTCCCAGCAGTCTTCCAGAGACTTGTATCCAGCCAACAAGGACAGCGAATGCCGCCACTCTCTGTATCCGGTGTAACTGCCTGCCTTGAACTTTCTAGCCGCGCGCCACCAATACGTCCCCGGAGGCTCCAGCCCCTCGGTTCGACCTGGGAACACAGATGATGTGTTGATTTTCTGCGTCAGAATAACCACGTCGCGCGCCTCTGCGATCCAATCGCCGACACGCTCTCCGGGAATTGGGATCAGCTTGCCGTATGCCGTGATATCCAGCCCCATCGCTCACACTCCCATCGTGTCGAGAATCAGTTTCGCCGCGTCTAATGGATGAACGCTGGATGATCCCAAGTGGATCAAAGTTTCTCCAGATTTTTCCAACGCTCCGTTCTCATGCTCCCCGGCCAGCAGCGCCGCGACCCGCTGCCCGCTCCGCACGTGGACGAATTCCGCCCGGTCCGGAGTCGTGCTGGTCCCCATGAATCCGTGCTGTGACAAGTATCGCCGCAGCGTTTCCAGCCGTTCCTGCGGTCCGTCCGCCGAATCGACCACAGACAACCCAGCGTCACTCGTTTCCCGCAGGCTGACCGATTCCCGGTTGATCTTCCGCCTGACGGCCCGTCCGTCCCCCAGAATGCCCGCTGACGCTGCTCCAATCTCGGCAGCGACAATTGCCTCAGACCGGCCCCGGCGACGCTCCAGGGCGGCAATCTGCTCTTTCAGGGTCTGCGCCTCGCGCCATGCCGCCACGGCCACCGGCGACAGCCGAACCGCATGGGACTCCATCTCTGGGTAGGCGTGCCGCAATGAGACGGATACGTTCTCATGCTCCGGCTGGATGGGCGGGGGATCACCCCGCTCCACTCTACTCCAGAACTCCGACTCCCGCTCAATAATCAGGTCAATCAGCCGCTCGTTCCGCTCAATCGTGAACGGATACAACTGCCGTTCGGCCAGGAACACCAGTTCCACGGACTCCCATCCCATGACAGCCATCTGATGCGTGCATTGCAGAACGTACTCCGGCACGACGGCATCCAGCCCGCATTCCTCGATGGCCTTGATCTTCTGGTATCCCGTGTGCTTGATCTCCATGCCCCGCCGGTTATCAAACGCGGCATCTGGCGACGCGACCATCCAGTCATACTGCGGATGCTGATAGACTCCCAGCGGGTACTGGAGCTTGACGCCGTGCTTCCATTCGTAGAACTGCACCACGGACGGCTCCATGAACCGGCCCCAGGCCATGTAGTCGTTGTCCTCGGTCGGTTCGATCTCGCCCCGCAGCAGGTGGTACAGGTCGCGCGGCTGGCGGCGGGGATCGAACTGCCGATAGACGGCGTTGTCCCCCGTGCCGTACCAGCCGGTACAGGCGGCGGCGCATTCGCTGGCACCGATCCCAGTCCGACGGGCGGCGAGCCAGTCCGGGGAACCGGCGGGGGCAGTGGTGAGTAGGGTGGGGGTCATGCGTCAGACTCCGGTGCTGGCGTGGCAACATGCTCATCATTGACTCGCCAGTCATCCTGGGAAATCTCCCCGATGGCACAGCGAAGTCGCTTGAGAAAATCGCCCGCGATGACCTGCCGTTCTTCCGCCTCATCCTCAGTCTCCAGCGGCGTGCCGAGCGTCGCGGCCACAGCCCCCTTGATGCACCCGAACACCGCATCCAGTGGCGTATCGTCCGGCATCATTGCGCCCATCCGCAGTTCCTTGTCCCCGACGCTGACGATGATCTCCAGAATGTCGCCCTTCATGCTTCCCTCAACTTTCTCACCAGATACCGCGCAATGGCCGGGTCCGTCCGCTTGGGCAGGACTTCCTGCAACTGCTCCACCGCTTCCGCCTTCAGCTTCTCCGTGACCCCCACCGGCTTGCGATCCAACACCAGCACGTCCTGCACCAGCCGCGTCACCGGGGCGCGGTCCGGCAGTCTCCGCACCACGTCCAGCGCCACGTCCTGCACATCCCGCATGTAGCCGTAGACCTCCAGGTCTATCGGCCACTTCGCGGGATCGTCGCTCCGCAGCCAGTCCCCATACAGGTCAGTAATCGCGACGCCGAGCGCATCGGACAGCAGGAATTCCATCGCCAGCGTACCGGGCCGCTGACGCCCCACTTCCCAGTGCGACACGGCCTTCTGTGCGACGCCCAGCTTGTCCGCCAGTTCCTGTTGAGTGCGGATACCAGCCCGCAATCGCAGTCGCCGCAGGTTGGCCGCGAATCGCCCTTCAGGTGTTGTCAGATCGTCTTCAGACAAGTGTTGTGCCATCTTCGAAATGCCCCAGGGTTTGTGGTGATGTTCGGCGAAGTGCGCGAACAGTCACGATACCACGGGGCGGGGGTGTTGTCGTCGGTCCGCCGTGACCCCTTACAGTCCTCTCAGCTTATTCTGAATCCACGCAACCTCTGCCCGGATGGCTTCACCATGAGTCTCGAATGGACCCAGGATTGGCCCCCCGAACGGCGTCAGGTCTGCTCCCCACCGGTTGTCCACAGTAGGTTCCACGTGTGACGCACGCCTGATTTCGCCCGCTCCAAGAGACAGCATGTCGCGGAGGTCATCCGCCCAGATGAACTTCACTGACCCATCTGGGCCAACGAAGACTGACCGGCATACTGCCCCTGTGGTTGTTCGTGCATTTCCGCCGTTGGCGTGTCGGCGGTAACGGCTCCCAGCGATTGCTCCAGGGCCTTCGTCAGGTCTTTGCACGTCGCCCCCGGTGATCCCTCCACTCGGATTGAGGTACTCCCGTCCGGCTTCGCCGTGACGACGATCTTGCGTGGCATCTGAAATGGTTGTGGCATTGCTCATGTTCCTTCGCCTTGCGTTGTTGTTTTGCAGTTCAGTAACGACGACCAGCCGCCTACCAGCCAGCGCCCATTGACACCTGCTCTACCATCTGGAGTTCCACCGTTCCGTCGGCCAGAACGGTTTCAAAGAACGAGAACCCCGCCGGACATTCCAGCTTGGCAGCTTCGATGGCGTAAGCCTGTCGCAACTTGCAGGCGTCTTGCCCCACCAGCGCCTCCAGTCCGTGCCCGCCGTCCCAGAAATCCCACAGCAGCGTGTACCCTTCTCCGCCGTCCCGCCGCCGCACGACGCCCAATTCGTAAGGCTCGTAACGGCCTGTCGCGTGACAACCCGGTATGCCGATGGCGTGCTCGCACTTCCCCAGTTCGCTGGCCGTGAATCCCATCGGGAGTGGGTAGTCCCCGACGCTGCGTCCGTACCAGTTGTACGTCTGCTTCCCTTCGCGAAACTCAAGACCGCACCGGGCGGCTGCCACCTTGAGCGCTTCCAGCGATTTGATTTCGACCGCGACTTGTGCAATGTGAGACATAGGCCTGCTCGCTTGGTTTCTGGAAACTTGATGGACTCAGTTCAGGTCAAAGCTGATTGCTCGGCTGGGCTTGGTAGCAACCATGCCGTCCAGTGACTCTTTCACGGGGGCCAGTGTGTCCAGCAGTTTCTGGCGGAGACTGCCATCCTTGCGAATCTCTTTCACGTCCACGCCGCTCAGAATGCTCTTGGCTTGGGCGACAACGTGGTTTAGCTGCTCATTCGAGCGGATGTTGACCGACTCGAAGTCGTCAAAGAACGCCATCAAGTTGCCGACGCTCGACTCGTACAGCACCTTCTTCTTGCCATCATCTTCCGGCGACAGCTTCTCCACTAGATGATTTACCATGTCCGCCAGAGAGGTCGTCAACGCCTCTTCGGCTTCCGCCAGCGCCTCCTGGAAACGCGCCGCGATTTTCTGCTGCTGCGCCTCATACAGTTCGGGGTTGAGTTCCTTGAGGTGGTTCGGCGGCTCGACACTGGGATAGTCCACCTCGATGGAAAACATCGACGCGATGTTCGGAGGGTAATCCAGTTCGTTGTACAGATCGCCCAGCGTGTTTCGGGCATTGGCCTTGATCTCGTCCCATGCCGCTTGCAGGTCCGCACAGGCTTCCGCGAGTGTCTCCTGCATCTCCTGAATGCGGCTGTTGAATGTCCCGATGCGTTTCTTGTTGATCAGGCGGATGCCATTGACTGGGAAATCAATCGTGGATGCGTACCAGAACTGCGACGCCTGAGACAGCACAGCCGCCACCCGCTTCACCCGTGGGTCGCGCCGGTCCAAAAGCTTCTTACTGGCACTCATCATTCCCGCTGACGCATGGAACGTCTCCGCTGCCTGGCGGACCTGTTCCGTGGGCAGTTGCCGCGACGTCCCGAAGCGGTGAATGGTGATCTTGCACCCCAGCGTCTCCTCCCGCAACTGCCGGACGAAATCAGGAGCCGGTCCAGACGGCGTCGCCTGCGAGACAGGAGCGAACTCGTTGACCGGCTCGTCCGTGAATTCAAACTCCGCGTCAATGATGCTGTCGTCAACTTGGTCGTCTGTCTGCATCGGAAAAAGATCGGCCGACATGATTGTCTCCTGAGGTGTGTGGGTGTGTGACTGAGGACACTAATAGAACGCACGGTACTAATGATTGGATCACGTGATTTGTAGATTTTCTGAAATGTCGCCCTATCCGATGGCCAGCTTCCGTGCCCGCGTACTTCCTTCCGCCTTACCGTCCTGTTTACGGTCCTGCTCGTAGACGCCAGCGTAGCTCGCGGAGAGAAACCGCCCGCTGGCCTGTTTCCGCAGGTCGCTAATCTTGTCGCCAGCGCTTTTTGCGACCGGAACAATGAACGCCGCCGCCTCTTTCAGAGAACACCCCAACCGCCACGCGATCTCGCAGCACTGCTTGATCTCCGCGCCAGTCCACCCTTCATCAGCCACGTTCGCATATTCGATCTCGAACTGCTTCAGGTAGATGGCCCAAATCTTGGCCCTCTCGTCAGCGGTCGGCAGGTCGAAAAAGTATGTCCCCAGCGTGAACCGCCTCCGCAATTCCGGTGGCAGGTCTGCAATGCTGTTGCACGTCGCGACCCACATAGCCTTACCGTTGCTGACCGCCGTAACAACGCTCAGCGCCTGACGAATCTGCGCTTCGCTCTGTCCCACCAAAGACCCTTTCGCTCCACCCAGGTCCAACTGGAGCGTCGGCACCCCCCCCTCAGTGCCCATTGCCTTGGCGATGGCCGACTTGGCGGCTCCGGGTGGTCCCACAAAAATCATGCCTGTTGACTTCTGATCCTGCATGTAGGACAGGATCACCCCCAGTTGATCCTGAGACACGCCCGACGTGTCGCCCTGACCGGCCAGCGACTTTTCAATCTCGTCCACAAACACGATGGCGTTGGGCCGTCCGTTGCCACGCATGATGCGGCTGGTAAAGTCCTTCACCACAGCGCATCCGCCAATGTTTTCAAACCGGGCTTCTGGGTCATCCAGCACCTTGAGCGCCGGACACTGCTCCACCTGCTGCTTCTTTCGCTTCCACAGGTTGGCCATGTCGAGTCCCTGCGGGGTCAGGCTCATGGCCGTCACTTGTTCTGCGGCGAACGCCGACAAACCACGCAACGCCTCGATTGCCTTGCCGGTCTGATCTTCGCTCGGCACCTCCAAGTCTGCCGCCTCGTGCATCTCGTTGACGATCAACGTCAGCTTGGCAGCGTCCGGCAGTTCTTCCTCCAACACGATCACATCGTCCTGCAATTCCACAGGCAGCTTCAGGCCGCGGGTCAGAATGATGAGCGTGCGATGGTCCTGCTTGAAGACATCTCGCAGGTTCCAGATCGCTTGGATGACTCCCGGATTCTCGATGAAGCGATGGCCCATGTGCATGAACACGATGCCACCGGCGTCCAGCTTCTCGCGAATCAGCGTGGCCAGCGCCACCGGATTATTCTTCGTGGCGTCGAGGGGATTGGCGTGCTGGGACACCCAGTCCCGCCCCTCTTTGTTGCGGCCCGTCATGCCGCGAACCAAGTCCCATTCGATTCGCGGCGGGTCGCTTTCCTGGCCGTCCTGGCGACCATTGCAGTACGGCGTCAGGGTGTTCATTGCCGCTGCTGGGTCTGGCGTGTTGAGCGCCACGATGGGCACCCCAACGCGGCGAACGGCTCGAAACTGGTCGATGTAAGCGGGCATCTATTTCCCTCGTGTCTGATTGTGGTTGAAATGGACAGGACACAATCAGAACGCAGCGGAGTCTTGCATGGATCACACAATTTCTGAGATTCATTACAGCAGCCGCTGCTCCCATCCCTCCGGCAGCAGTTCCTCGAACGCTTCCAGATCGCAGTCCCGGACCTTGACGGACTTGTCGCCCATCTTCACGGTCAGCCCGATGATCTCGGTGTCCCAGTCCGTCCAGCGCATCGTGCCCCGGTCCGTGGACGCCTCTTGAGGATGCGCCGTCAGCCGCACGTCCCAGGTCAGATCAAGCAGATACCCGTCGCTGAAGTCCAACGGAGCGTGCGTAAACAGCCATGCCGCCAGCTTGTCACTGGCATTGGTCCGTTCGTCGTCATCATCCACCATGACCCATCCGGCAAGGGAATTCCGCTCCGCGACGTAGATGGCGTACAGGTGCTCGTCGCGCGTGTCCGGGCCGGGATTGATTTCCGAGTCGCTGAAGTCGTGTTCGTAGATGGCTGACATTTGTGATGCTCCCGTGAATTGGTGAAGCGGACAGACATCAATAGAACGCACGGTACTGATGGTTGGATCATGTGATTTGCGGATTTTCTGAAAATCGTTCCGCACGCCGTCACGTCGCTTCCTTTGCCTTCTCGCGCATCTTCACCAGCACCGCCGCGCGGCAGGCGGCTTCCATGAACGTGCTGTCCGCCAGTCGTACCGGGCGAGTTAAGCCGTAGACCGCGATGGCCCACTCCGGGTAGCAGTCTAATGCCGCTATGTGCAATGGCCCGCCCTTCTCAAACCACGGCAGGCACAGGTTGGCGTCGGCGTGGAACCGGCGGGGGCGTGCGTCCGCGTCCGTCACAGTGGTGGCCACCTGCGACAGCACGGCACGGAGCTTGGCGTCGCACTCGCGGGCGAAGGACAGCCATTCGTCGCCGTACACCCAATACTCCACGGCCCGGTCGAGGTCTTCGCCGGTCAGGGTCCGCACGTGGTCTTCGGTTAGGGTTGCGGGGTCGGTCATCACACAATCTCCGTGCAGCGTTCAGTCCAGGGACGGCCTTCCCACTCCGGCGGGGTGAAGTCGAAGCCGAGTTTCACGGCGAGTGCGGACCACTTGTCGCCACGACGAACATTATTCGGATCGTTTGAGTGGAGTTTGCCAGGCGGAGTCTGTAGCCATTGATAGTTATTTGCCTCTGGCTTGTCGTCGTAGACAGACACGTTCCCGCACTTATCCTCCGCAATCCACAGCCCCTTGCCGCGAAGGAAGTCCGGGTACTGGCGTTTTTTGCGGAGGACGACGCGAATAGAGCCGATGTCCTCCCGGTTGATGGCGACGCTGAAGTGCGTGCGGCCTGTGCCCGGTTCCACGCCCAGGAATGTGTCGCCCTTCTCTGCCAGCTTTGCTTTGGCTATCGGCTCGCAGTCTGCGGGAATCTGCACGTACCCTGGAATGATCAGTTGGAGTGTTTGCGTGTTGTTCATAATTCAATCCCTTCTGGCGGGATGTTGGTTGGGATGGTGGATGGGTCGATACCGAGGTCTTCGCATATTAGAGTCTGTTTTCCGGACCGCTCCAAAAATATAACCGGAAGCGCGGGCGCGGCTTTGGATTCGAGGAACGTGTCCTTTGTGTGTTTGTTTCGTCTCAGCCGCCAACCCTTCCCCTTCAGCTTCTCCGGGCACTCCGGCCAAGGGTGAGGCTTGGGTTTGAGGATAATGCGACTATCACCTTTACTGCCGCAGTGGGTGTACTTGCAAACAGCCCCGATGGAGGTAAGAAACGACTCTCCCACCTCCCACGGCCTGAACTCACCGTTCCCCTTGCCATCCAAATCCGCTGTATACTCATCAGGTACATCGATGGTGAACATGATTGTTTCTTTGTGCGTGCTCATTCTGGCTTCTCCATGATTCGGTAGGGACGATATTCGACGACAACGTGAGGGGCACCTTGTGGGAAAAATCGATCCTGCAATTTCACCATCGTCCGTGCGCTTTCTAGTGTCGGCGACGATTGTGTGGTGAGTGCTCCCTGTCGCGTGACCACCGTGTACAAAGTGCTTGGAGAGCGGTTGAATGGGAACGGCCATTGGACGAGCGGCGGAATCGGCATCCAGGCAACTGGGGCTCTGTGCCAGCCTCCGTCGTCCCATGTACATGCTACAGAGCCGAGGTGCGGTGTCATCCACAACACTTCCCCATGTTCATCAGCATCCGCCTCAGTCGGCAGCGTGGCCTTCAGCGTTTCATCATTCGTGCGGTCAATGGTTATCCACATCACTTCTTCCTCAGCGCGTTGTGAAATTCTTCCGTCGCCCGCTTCAGGCTGTCGCTGACGGGGTGTTCTTCCAACCAGTTGTCCAAGCGGAGTTTCAACAGGTAGACGAATCCGCCACCGTCGCTGCGAGCCAGTCGCCGGAGCGAGTAGCCTGCCAGCTTGTAGATTTTCCAGTCGTACCAGTTCACGATTCTCTGCCACATCACTTCACCTCTGGGTACTGTCTGACTTGCAGCCGCTGGGGGAACTGGTCGATGTCGCCGGTGACTTTGCCGTGAACCTCGATCTGCTTGACGAAACAGGCCACTCCGGCGGCGGCGCATTGGTCCACAATGGACTCGATGGCCCCGTCAGGAGTTGGGCGGCGGTTGGGGCCGGACTCGCAGCCGATGATGACCCAGCCGAGGGGCGGATACCCGATGCCATCCTTGGTGAATCGCCACGACGGGCCTTGGAATTGCAGCCACCGCGACAGGTCAATCTCCGATAGCAGCGGCTCGGCACTGATCCCCAGCACGGGCGACAGGTCGCGGCACTGGAGCAAGTCGGGGATCATCTTGTCTGCCGTCGCTTGGTCGGACACGCTGGTCAGCAGCCAGACGTTGGGACGGTGCGCGGTTTCCCCGTCGTGGCATCCACTGCATCCCGCGCCCAGGCAATGCGGGCAACCATGCGTCTCAGCCCCATTCGGAAACAGCAGCGGCCACATCCGCCGAATGTTCTCTGGTCGCTTCGTCACCAGCAGCCAATCAAGATGCGGAGTGGCGTCAATGACGCTGAACAGTCGATACCGCACGTCGTGCATAGTCACCCCTGGACTCATGGCAAAGAAATCCTTGCCTGGCGCGAACCATTCGTCTCCATCCACAAACAGTTCGCGTCCCCTATTGTCGAGCATCGGCCCACACCAATCCTCGAACACGTCCGCCAGCGACGCGCAGAACACCTTGCGGCGAACGCCCACCTGTTCGGCCTGACGGTTCCACTTCTCTGGCAGCTTCCAGTAGCTCTCGGCAGCGACGACGCGTGTTCCATTGTCGCCCCACGCCCCGAGCGTCTGCGGAAATCGCTTGCCCAGTGCTTCGGCGTAGCAGTTGTCGCAACCAGCATGGACGTGCGAACATCCACGCCAAGGGTTAAGCGTGTGATCGCACCACTGAATCTTGGTCTGCTCAGCCATTGGTTGCCCCCTGCGGTGAGTACACGCCGTCCTTGAAGTAGTGAGCAGCCTTGCCCGTGCAGTCGTCCGCGTGAGAATCGAAAGGCCCCGGCGGCATAGGTTCCGCGCCGGTCACTGTGTCTGAACGCACGGCATATTTGGTGATCGCCGATTCATACCACTTCTCGGTACACTCCAGTGCGTCCTGCTCGCTGACGGCGGCGATCATCAGGACTCGCTCGTATGTGACCGCCACGCTGTACAGCTTCACCGGCGGCTCAGGGTCCGTTGGCTTGCCGGACCAGTCGTAGTCGTGGTCGAGCCATTTGATCTCGATGCAGCCTATGCTTTCCAGCAGGACGTTAATTCTTTTCTCGCCGCATTGATCGCTCCAGCCTTTCTCTGATAGCCGACGAACAATCCAATCGACGGACCCCGGCAATGGGCTTGCCACGCCCCATTGCACGATGTTATTCCTTTTATACCGAAACCGCTGCGGGATTCTGTCGTCAGTCATTGGTTGTGCTCCTTGATTTGCTTCGCGACCCATTCACGCATCGAAGACCATCTCTGCTGCGGCGTCTCGGAATCGAAATCTTCGTCGTTCAGATATGCGATCTCCGCCGCCATCGCTTCGGAAATGCCAAGGGCATTGCCAACAGCCTTGGGGTCGTATTGAGGTATCTCATCAGCGTCTATTCCGCGTGCGAGACAGACTGCCCCCAGCGCGCAGCATTCGCCCGCTTCAGTGGCGAGCGTGCCGGTTATCAGCCTCCGATTTGGCATGGCATCTAGCGCCGCTGCCAATTCGGCCAGGAACTTCTGCCCCCGCTTACTGCGGATGGCTCTGTTCACTTTTCTTCGCCAGTGGTTCACCTCTTTATCATAAAGCTCGTCGCTGTAGTTACTGCGGCTCATTGCTATTTCCTCATTTGGTTGTCCGGCATTTCCGGCACACGTCTACGTACTGGAGAACCATTTTTCGCGAGACAATCTTCCCGCACCGCTTGCAGAAAAACGGGACCGTCTTTCCAGACTTTGATTGTCCGCCACCGCCCGTGCCGAATTGTCGCTCACTCTTGGGGATCATGGATCACCTTTCTTTTCCGCCACTTTCAGCACGGCATCGACTAGCACGCTCACGAGGTCGGGGCCGGTGAATCTGTTGGCGGCGTTGAGCGACAGCCGCCATTCATGCCCCTTGGATGGAATGCGGTTGCATGACAGGTCGAAACCTTCCGTGTTCTGGGAGAGCCACGGCAATGCCACTTGGATAAAGTGGCCAGTCGGAGGAATGAAAGCCCCGTAATCAAGCACCTTGCACGCGGCGTCGAATCGTTGCTTTTGTTGCTCGGTCATTGACGGTCCTTGTCGTCTAAGACTAAATCACCCTCGATAACCGCACCGACCACATCTGTCCACTGTTTTCCGGACAGTAGCCGATCAAGTTGATGCTCAATCTCCGCTTCTGTCAGATCGGGGTAGCTCTCTAAGAGAGTCCGCCTCCTCGCCGCCACGTATGCGCTTCTCCTAATGCGGAGTACGCGACCATCGAGGCGGATTTTCAGGAATGGGTCGTTATCTGGCTGCTGTTGTTGCTTGGTCATCGTTCAAACAGGCTCCGTTGGCGGGGTGGGTTCATACTGCTCACCCTGACACGTCTCACTGAACACCGGCAGGAACCCCAGCCACTCCTGACCATTGGCGACGCACCAGTAGTCCGTGACTTGGGGCAGGTACTCGCGGCGGGTCGAGACGCGGAGATGCCGACAGCCTTCACAGTCGCGGGCCTCGCCAATCAGGATGGTCTGGGGTTTAGTCATCACTTTCCAAACTGGCAGCAATCGCGTCTGATGCCGCCCCCATGACGGCCCATGTCGCCAACATGTCCTCGAACGTGTCGTAAAACACCACCTCCGGCAACCAGCAGAAAATGTTCTCACGATGGCCGATGACGGTCACATCCTTTCCCATGCCAAGGGCGATCCCCAGTTCGACGTGACGCCCGCCCCGACTGGCGTTGGAGCGGGGCGGTTCCGTGAAAGCGATCAACAGGTCTGCGGCGGCCACGTCGTTCATGTCTTCCCGTGCAAACGACTCTCGCAGTTGCGTCGCCCGTGCGTCCTGCGAACCGTCATCACCTTCAACTAGTGCCTCTCCCGTCTCGCCGATGGGCTTGCCACTCGTGTCGATCTGATGATTACCGTTCAACCAGCGGCTGGTGACAGTGTGGCCCAGCGCCTGTAACTGCTCTCGGTATCCGCAGAGTTCCATGCGACGTGAGTAACGGGCTGCGAGATAAATCTTCATAGGGCTCCTGTTGGGGTGTTGATCACTTCAAAATCGTCATCCAGGAACGGGCCAAACACGCCGAAGATGTAGCCCGGTTTCGGCGTGATGCCGTCGAAGTCGATTCGCCAGCCGGTGAGCCTGTTCTCTGGGTCGTCGTGTTTGCGAATCGTTCCCAATGTGCCAAGAGCAATCTTTCCAGCAAACCATATACCCGGCCTTTTCTTCGGCTTGCCGTCGATGCCAGTCATGTCGTGCGAGACGAACCGCACTCGCATGCCATCAAACAGTTTGGGCCTGACTTTCTCTGGCTTCACAGGCTCGCTCGCCGTCTTATTCTTCGTGTCCACTTCCGCTCCGCAGCGTGAGCAGAGATAGACTTCGAATTCATTCCAGTGATGCTCGCCGCAGACGGGACACATTGTCACGCCCGGATCGGCACAGAACGACGCGGCGATATCGCGACCAGCGGCCATCAGGCGGTCGTAGTCCTTCCTGCCCTCGTCCCAGTCGTATTGCCAACCGCGTATGTAGGTGCCGTGTTTCATGTTCCATCCCCTCCCTGTCCGTGCTGGCTCAATGGAGAATGCAACGGACATTCGTCGTCAGCCTTAGCCTCTTCTGGATTCTTGCAGCAACAGTCGCCGTGAATCGGACACCAGTTCGCGGAAGTATCCGTGCACTGCGGACCTTTGATTCTTTCGTAGCGGTCGGTCCATCGATCAGCATGCCCAAGTAATAAGTGGCCATGCTCCCACTTGGAAATCATCTCTCGGTTTCGTTCGATGCTGAACGTGGCAATGATTTCGCCGAGCAACTCCGCGTAGGCCGCCTCCCGGTCTTCGAGTTGTTTTATCGTGTCCGCGATGTTGTTCATTGTTTGTTCCTTGAAATTACCGGGCCTAGCTTGGGTCATCCCGGCTGGTGGACTTTTAGCAACGCATTCCAATTGGAGCCGATCCACTTTGTCGGGAACCTTCTTTCCCGCAAGCCACACAACTTCGCATGTGTCTCGGTCGCTTTATGTCCGACATGACTGGGCCGCGATTGAGAGCTACCGGCCACCCGCTCCGTTCACTGGGGAACGACACCTCCGGTTTTCGTGATTTCAACAGTTCACTGACGCCGGAAAACAACACTGGACTCATGCATCCTCTTTTGTCGGGGGCGTCAACGCCTCTTTCACATCATCCCAGTGCAGGCATTCTTTCAGATTCGGCGTCGGATCGTTCGGCTTGATCGCCGCCAACTTGCCGTTGCAGTAATCGTTGCCGGGCGTCGCGTCGTACAGAATGCCAGTCATCGGAGCACCGTAGCCCTCGACCAGCACAACCTTGTCGCCGTTCTTCGCTTCTCGTCCGTTCTTGTAATGCATAGTTCTTTCCTTGGTTGAAAATACCGGGCGTGCGAATGGTTCACTCCGGCTGCCTTTTACCGCTGGTTGCCCAGCCCATTCGTGTTCAACGGGATTTGCTCAGCCGCCTGGGTTCAATGCCGCCCGCACAGCAGCGTCTTTCGCCTCTAGGAGCTTCCGCAGAAACACCGTCCGCTCCGGGCCGCGTTCAATCACGTCGCACAGTGCCTTGGCGAGTTCGCCGAATGGCCGGGAAATGTTCTGCAACTTCTCCGGTAAGTGGGCGTACTCGAACCACTTCAACATGCGTTCTTCGTTCACCGTCGTCGCTTGCTCGTTCATCATTCTTTCCTTTCTGGTTCAGGTTCGCTGCTGCTTCCAATCGTCATCGTCTCCGCGTCCGTCAAGTATTTCAGGACTATCAGAAACGCTGCACACTTCCGCTTCTCGTTTTCGACTACTGCCGGATGATTCAGCTTTTCCAACTGCTGAATCATCAACCGGCAGGACTCCGCCTGTCGGGACAGGTAGTCGATGAATATCTGTTTGTGTTCTTGGCTAAGTAACATCACGTTTCCTTTCACCACAACGGGTCAGTGTCTAAGCGTCGTAAAACCACCAATCCGGGCATTTGCCCGCCGCGAATTGCGACTGCCACGAATCCGGATGTGTTTCTCCTGTGTATTCTGGAACTTCACGCAAGAGGAACGAAATTCCCAAGATAGTCAACCATGTTTGCTTTGCCTTGACGGGTTTCTGACGCCAGTTCTGTGGACCGGATGGACATATTTCAACGTCGATAGTCGTCATCGCTTCGATAGTTCGAAGACTAAATATCGTGCATAGAATGTCTTTTACGGTAACTCCCCTCATGTCAGTTCCTTTCACCACAATGGATCACTGTCTTTGACGTTATTCGTCATCCTCATCAAACCAACCTGCGTCTTTCGCACAGTCGTAACAAAGAACTTCGTCCACGTCGCTGTACTCATCTCCGTCGCGAATCATCTTGCAACAGTGGGCGCATTCAACCGGCTCATCGCAGGGGTTGCCGCTCATGTCGGGATGTTCGTTGCTGGTGGTCATTGCGTTTCCTTCCAATAGTCGATTGCACCATTCTTTGTCAGTCGGCAGTCGTCCGCAGCAATCCATGTTTTCCCTGGCGGTGAATGGCACGACAGCGTCTTCTGCGGGATCCACTCATAAGGCGGATTCTGGAAATACCCTACCGATGTACGCTCCACGATTTTCGCCGTGGCCAGCGCCCAACATTCACCGTTTGGACTGTTTCCGGGTTGGTTGTAGTAGTCGTCCCGGCATCCGGAACACAGGCGTTTTTTGTCTTCGTTGCTCATAACCAGCTCCTCATTGAGTTCGCGGCTACTCTGCCGGGTGTGTAGAAAAGGCGATTGTCACATTAAGAGTCTCCCTGTCCCACTTCGTGATTACATCGTCTTCGTAGGTGCTAAAAAGATTGAAAGTCGCCAAGTGGCCCTGAATCGTCATTCTCGCGTCGCCACAAACAAGTACCGGCCCCACCCCACGTGCCGCCAATAAACGATTCAGTGCGTTCTGTAAGTCCTCGCGAAAGACTTCCATGCTCTCGTTGCTCATAACCAGTTCCTCATTGAGTTCGCGGCTTTCGCCAACAGGTGATCGGCGTGCTCCGCCAAGACGACTTCAATGGCCTTGTTCAGTTTCGTGGCCAGTTCATTTGCCTCAGACTCTGACATGCACGGCAACGTCGCCTCTCGACCGCATACGCGAGCGTCTTTGCTCTCGTGCTTGATGGCGTAGAAACCGAGATGCTTCAGCCCCTCGACTGTTTGCAGCAGACGAATCTTTTCTTGGACGGTCACGTTTTCCAGCGGGTATGCTCGTCGTGTGCTCATGGTTTCTTCCCTCCAGTAATTGCCCACGGGTCATCATCGACCCAGACGTCCACTCGGGGTGAAGTCCTCCACCTTCCGCAGCACTGCACACGGGATGGAAACGCTCTGGCCCTCAATGAAGACCTCCGGCTCCAGGTTCGCCCCCAGGAAGCTGGCGCTGGTCGTGCGGGTCTGCCAGACGAGATTCTTGGGGTCGATGTAGTACACCGGCGTGCCGATGGGGAATTCCTGGTCCCAGGCGACGGCGGATCGGATGCGTTTGGACAACTCCATTACCTTCAGCATGCAACAGACTCCCGGTTCGTGACACCAGTAGAACGCTGCGTTGCCTTGGTTGGATCACGGAGTTTTCAAAAATTGTCGAAATGGGCGGCGGCATGATTCCGGAACTGGGTGGTCTGCTCGTTGAACTGGAGTTTGGCGCGGCCCCGCTTGCCGGAACGGTTCTTCGCCACGATGAGATCGATCTCGCCGACTGGCCCGTCTTCTTCGCGGTGCAGCAACCAGACTTGGTCGGCGTCTTGTTCGATCGATCCACTCTCACGCAAATCCGACAACTTAGGATCACGCCCGTCCGCCTGCCGGTTCAGTTGTGACAACAACAGAATCGGGATATTGAGTGATAGCGCCAGACACTTGCACGCCCGGCTGATTTCTGACACCTGCTGTTCACGCGGTATCCGCCTGTCCGCCGGGCTAATGAGTTGCAGATAGTCGATCACGACCATCTCGATTGAGTGTTTGCGGTGATAGGTCCGCGTCGCTCCCTGAACGTCGATCATCGTCATCGTCGGGTCACACTTGATGTAGATCGGCAGTGACGACAACTGGTTGGACGCCCGGTTCAATTTGTCGTGCTGCTCATGCGTCAAATCCCCGCTCCGCAAGTTGTGAGTCGAGATGCCACTTTCCATCGCCAGTAACCGTTCGCCGATCTGGAGCGGCGACATCTCAAAGCTGAACAGCAGTGACGGTCGGAACGCCTGCCCGCCGATATACGCCAACGTCGTCGCCAATGCCGACTTCCCCACTGACGGTCGGGCAGCAATGATGATCACCTCCCCGCCGCGTATCCCGCCTGTGATTTCATCCACGTCACACAGCCCGACGTTCCGGCCCTGCACTGTCCCGGACTCAATCTCCTGCATCACCCCCATCAGGACCGACGTGATATCCGTGGCGTCGCCCCGCGTCCGTGTTTCCGCCAGATCAGTCAGCGACTGCATCGACTGTTGCAGCACCGACTCAAAGTCCTTCGACTTGTCTCGCGACAGCCGGATGAGTTGCTCCGCCGTCTCCCCCAGCCGCCTACGGAACGCCGCTTCTGCAACAATGCCCGCGTAGTATTCCGCGTGCGCCGCGTGCGGCACGGATTCCATCACCTGATTCAGGTACGCGACGCCACCAGCCTGGACAAGCTGACCCTTCGTTTGAAGCAGATTCGCCGCCGTCACCACGTCCAGCGCCCGGCCCGCGTTGTGCATCTCCACGAACGCGCTGAACAGCAGCCGGTTCGACTCCGCGTAGAAGTCCCCCGGTTTGATTTTCTGAATCACCTCGTCGATGCACGGCGGGTGAAACAGCATCGATCCCAAGACGCTCCGCTCGGCTTCGAGGTCTTGGGGGGGGAGGTGTAACTCATCCGTGCTTTTGGCCATTCCGGACTTCCGTTCGCTTCGACTGCTTCCGGCCAGCGCGACTGGCAAACCAATTCGCGGGCTTGTCTTTTCCCAGGGCCTGCTCAGCCAGCGCCTCGCAGTGATTCCAATCTTCCTTGCCGAACACCGGCACATTCGGGGCCGCCTGTTGCCACGCAAACCAACGCCGCAACTTGTCGCGGTTTCGCAGGACTTCGACAGTCAGCCGGTCAAAGACACTGGCCTTGGCTGCTCCCGCGGACCCCGGAACAACGGAACCGGACAACGGACCGTCGCCGCCCCCAAAGGGCTGGGCGACGGATTCCGGAGAGACGGACGGAGATTTATTCAATCTCCTTCCGTCTCCTTTCCGCTCCTCTCCGTTATCAGGCATATCTCCGGGGATATCCGGGGATATCCGGGGGCCTCCGCGAGTGACGTTTTCGCTGTAGTCAACCTGCGCAAGCCACCCAATTTCCGGGGATGACAGCGTGTCGATCGCCAGCGATAGCGTCTCTTGTGGAAAGTCTGTCTTGAGAGACAAGTCTTCCACAGAGAGCGGACCTGAATCATCAGCCAGCACGCCCCTCCGGGGGCACTTTGCCGCGATGCTCAGAAGGATGACCCAAGCTCCATATACCCGGTCCGCGTCCGCGCGGCGCAAGAGCTTCCGGTAGGTCTTCCCGTCATGTTTTGTAGGGATGCAAACGTACTTCAACGGACCTTTGATCTTCCGAGATTCACCGGTTTCGAAGAGTTCATCCCAACCGACAATCACAATGACTTTCATCCGCTCCACCATGAGTTATCAGTCCCGAACACCACACACCCTTCTGACTTCCGAGCCAGGGATGCGGGGCGAACACAATCGCCGTTATTGCTCCTTTTTTAGTTGACTTAACAATGCATGAAGTTTTCGTCTTGACTCGCAAATACTGGCAGAAATCGCCTTAAGAACACGTCTCTGGCGTCAATAGTTGCATCACTGTAACACCACACACTTTCCATGAGGTTCGCCAATTGCTTTCGATCCATCCCTGGACGGTTTCCAAGAGCCGCCTGATACAACTCCATAAGTGCTGGACGAATCACTTTCAATTCGGCGGTTGCTGCGTTGATGTAATCGGGGATTTCTCTTGGAACCAGTGGGGCAGGTGGAGCCACTTCGTGACACGGCTCGCAAAGAGTTATGAGTGAATCGTCCGAATACTCCCACGGCTTCTTCCCATAGATGTAGTAACAGTGATGCACATTCAGTGTCTTTTCGCGATTGCCACACTCGCGGCATGCCCAATCATCGCGGGACAGAATGTCCAATCGCTTCTTCTGCCAGCGGGGGTCTTTCAAAAGCAGCGAGTACCATGTCTGCTTAGAGGTCTTCATCACCCACTCCGTAAACACGAAAAACCCGCCCCAGGTGGTACAGACACCTGAGACGGGCTTTGTGCGGGGTTGCCCCCGTTTCCATTCTGAGTTCTGTACACTCAGTTTGTTTTCATCCAGTTGCCAATAGAACGAATCGTTCTCATCGTGTCAACTCTCATCGTCTCTGTGCGGAGTAGAATCCGGGGCCAGCCGCGTTCGATCCGTCCCGATACGCTCCTTCATGTACCGCTCCGTCGTCGATCCACACTGGCCTCCGACCAGCAAGTTGCGGCTGACCCCGGCTCTCTCACTCACACTGTCAGGAGTCGCGTGGCGTCTCGAACGCCAAGTCGGCCTCCCCAGAAAGGTCCGCTCAAAAACATCCCTGGGCTTCCGTCGCGACATATTGCCCTGCTGCTGTCTTGATCCGGGCCGGACCATTGCTATGACGCCCCGTGTGCCAGCAGCCACGTCCGGGGCACCCTCACTTTGTTCTCAGTCCTCAACGGGAATCAGACGATCCCCGCGTATAATCGCTGCTGCCTCATGTGGCGAACGGCCCTGTTGGAACAGCCAGAACCAGTCGAACCGACCACGCTCCAGATTGTCAGACTTGCCGTACGCATCGATGGCCTCGCGATACCATGCATCGAACGCCACCACACGGGGCTTGGCTTCGGCAATCAGCCGCTCAATGGTCGTCCGCAGTTCGTCCCACTCGCCGAATGAAAACGACGCTGCGACCTCTCCAGTGAGCATCACATCGCCGGTTTTACTGGCGTTGTCCACGGTGATCGTCATCCCGGCGACTTCCTGTACGACGGTGAAACGGTCGAAGGTTTCTCTCAGCACGGCACAACTCCGTTGATGATTTCAAAGACGGGGGAGCCGGTGCCGGTAGGAATAGCAACCGACTCCCCCTGCCCACGGCGGCATGCGGGCCAGAACACCGCCGCGAGTATGCGCAGATTCAGCCAACTTCCAAGATTGGCAGCACGTCCACCGGGCACAGCCGCCCAGGCAATGACGGGTCTACCGTGTGAGCATCCGCGAGGTAACGCTCCGTCACCTTCTGCGATGAATGCCCCATGATTCGCATTGCCGCGTCGCGTCCGCAGTGATGATCGACCAGAGTCGCCACGGTTCGCCGAATCGCGTGAAACTTCAGGTGCCGACTGATCGGCAGACCAGCGGGCCGCAAAATGTGATACGTGAACTTGCCCTGTGGATCGTGAAACGCCCACGGCCACGGCAGCAGGTACTCTCCAATGTTTCGCCCATGCCTGACCAGTAGTGGTCGCGGCATACTCAACAGCATCCGGCAGAGGTGCTCCGGCAGGCGGAAGACCATTTCTTCGCGATCCTTCTGAATCTCCGCAGGCACAAATAGCAAGTGTCCCCGCAAGTGCTCCCGCCTCAGATGCAGAACCGCACCAATCCTCAACCCCGTGTAGTACACCAGCAGAATCAACGCCTGCCATTCTTTGGCAGACCAGCCGCACGACCCGCGCCGCCTTGTTTTCTCTGCCTGCTCCAGCATGACCCGCACGTCGCCGACCGACCACGCCTTCGGTTGCCGTTTCGGCTCGACTGCTCGTTGCACGTCCGCCAGCCTTGGATCGTGCGGATTGACCCCCGCTTTGAAGGCATGCGTCCAAAGCACCAACAGGTATCCGCGCCGCGTGTTGACTGTCGCTGGCGACAGCCCTTTTTTCAGCAGTGCCCGCAAATACAAAACGATGGTTGTGTCGGTTAAGTCCGCTATTGCCGCTGTCGTCGTCAGGTCCGAAAACTGCCGGATTGCAATCCGCATCTGCAGCGCACCCGCCTCCGACAAGTTGAGCCGGGACGGCACATACCGTTCTTCGAAATACGCAAGAATGTTCACGCGATGCCCCATGAACCAGCGATTTCGCACAGTTCATGTTATGGCACGACCCAGACATCCCCGGTCCCTTCGGCGCTTGCTGTCATGTTTTTCACGATGACAGTTTGCAACGAGGCGTTGTAAACGCCCCTATCCGTTTCGACCGTGCGTTGCTCGCGTGGATTCAAATCCTAGTCGGGCAATGCACGGTTGTGAGCTTCGACTCACGACTCCACTGGCGACCGTTGTAGACGTGTCGCTACGGACTGTCAACTCAAGTTGAGAGAAAATCTTGAAAAATCTCACCACCTCGCTATAACTGGAGACATGAGAGTGTCCACGATTCCGCCGAAGACCTACACCGTCCGGGAAGTTGCTTTGCAGCTTGGCTTGTCCCGCGCCATTGTTGCGCGTTGCTGCCAGACGAAGAAATGCCCAGCGGAGTATCACGAGTTTCCCGGAACTTCTCGCGGCTTCTACCTGCTCACTCAGCAGGGAATCGACTGGCTCCGCAGAAATATCACGCCGCGTGCGAAAGACGTTGTCAGACGCTGATCCCTAGGAAAAAACACCCAGCTGCTGTCGTTGCACTCTGCCGGGAAGAGTCGCCGAAGTGGGGGTATCGTCCTGACCAATTCGCAAGTCAGGCAAGTCGAGCGGACGACAGCCGCCGCCCCGTGTTGGCTATCCGCCGCCCGTTCGGTGAACGGTGGAGTCGCCTGCGCCGGGTGCGCATGGGCCAGTTGAACCAGTTCCTTCCCTGTCGCGTTTCGCTTTCCGTCCATCCAATACGTGCTGAATCCCCTGCCAGCCCCCCAGGGCGATAGCCAGTTGACCCAGGGCCTTCCATTCCGTCTCGTCGAAGTGGGACGCATTGAGCCACAAGACGAACCCGGCGCAGAGCGTAATCACCGCGACGTTGATCGTTTTCCAGATCGGATGATGGGCGTGCAGCATGACTGGCCTCGCTGGGATTGGATGGACCGTCAGGCGGTCGCGGCGTGTCGTTCGCTCTCACTCTTGAGGACTTCCGCCAGTTCCTCGACCCGCATGCCGCTGGCGTTGTCGTAGGTAGCGATGACGTGCTGCCGGATTTCCTGCTCTGATGCCCGCTGGCCATTGTCTCGCACCGTTCTCCGCAGCGTCGCCATCCCCCGGCGCACTCCGGCGGGCTTGTATCCGCCCCACTGGTCCGAATGCACGCGGCGGTTCGACTCCATTCTTCGCAGCCGGGTCTGGAGCGCTTCCGCCTTGCTGATCCAATCGTCGGCAGCAGCGACCTCTAGTGGTTCCGGCCATTCGTCATCGATCGCGGGGGCATTGGGATTGGCCGTGCCACCCCCGCCAAAGCGGCTGAACAGGCAGTCCATCAGCCGGGACAGGAAGTCCGTCAGCAGCGGCCCCCAGATGATGGCCGATGAGGCGTTGGGGTTGGCGGTCAGGGTCACGTCGGAAACGAAGCGGTCGAAGGGGTTCATGGGGTTCCTTGGTTGGATGGATGGTGTGGTTGACGAGTGAATGATGCCACAAATGATTTCCTTGACTTCGCCGTATTCCAGACCGAGCTTGGACAGCACGTGACCGCCAATGCCATCCTGTTCCCGGAGTAGGCCCAGCAGCAGGTGAGCCGTGTCGATGTAGTTGTGGTTAAGGTTGCGGGCTTCTTCCGCCGCAAAGGTGATCACATTCTTGGCTCGCGGCGTTTGCGGCAACTTGCCAGCGAAGTTCAGGTCAGGGCCAGCCTGAATGAGCTTCTCGACTTCACGGCGCACGTCCTGAAGGTCGATGTTTCGCGACGCGAAGATTAGTCCCGCGGCGCCCGTGCCCTCCTTGACCAGCCCTAACAGGATGTGCTCGGTGCCGATGTATTCGTGATGGAACCGCTGGGCCTCCTGATTGGCCAGTTGCATGACCGTGCGGAGTCGGCCTGTGAAGCGTTCATACATGCGGTTTTTTTCCTTGCGGCGAGAGTCCGCAGCGGAGCAGTAAATGATCTTGAGACTCGCCGCAAAACAGGCACCAGAGAGTGTCGTTGTAACTGGGCAGTCGCTCGTACTGCCCTCGCCCTAGCTTTGTCGCCGCAAGCAGCAAGTGACGTGTCGCGCGATTGGCCATCTGGAACCGACAAAACACTGCACCGATAAATGCCAATGGAACACACATTGCCCACGGTGAATGCGTACACCACCCAGCGAGCGCTCCCAGTGCTGGGCCACCAGCGAGCGTCACCGCAAAAACAAGCAAGTGTACGTTTGGTTTTCTATCAGAAGTATCGATAAGGCACCTGTGATTCAGTTGAACACGTTGCGAAAGAACCGCCGCACGGGGCGTTGGCAGTTGCCGTTGACACAGTTCCGGCAGCCGACGCAGTTCGCTGTGTAGGTCCGCTGGTAGGTCACGACGGGCTGCGGCTTGGCAGGTTGGACCTGACGGACCTGTTGCACCTGAGTCGTGACCACGCTCCGCGCCAGTTGCGAGCGGATGGAGTTGCACATTGCGCAGTTGGGACTCGTGCACAGCGGCCCGGAGTAGAACTGCCCGTCCCAGACCGCCCGCTTGCCGGATGAGACAGTGACGCTGGCCACGGTCATCGCTTGCGATTGCTGCCAGTAATACGCATCCTGCCCCTTCGTCATCGCCAGACCGGGAATGGCATGCTGGTAACTGACGAACCGGTTCAGCTTGACCAGTTGCGGCTTGAGTTCATCCAGCATCCCTGGCTCAAGATAGACCACGCCCACATCGGCATTGACCTCCACCGTCCGGGCATCTCCCTCGACGATCTCGATTTGATCCGACAGCCCCGCTTCCGCGACGTACTGCCGGGCCGATGCCGCACGGGCATGATCAATCTCCACGCCGATCCCACGGCAGCCGTAACGCTTCACCGCTTCAATCAGATACCGGGCGTCGAACCCACAGCCGAAATCCACGAGCGTCTCGTCGGCACGCGGCTTGAGCGTCCCCAGAATCCGGATCACTTCCGCACGGGGCGTCGGCTTAGCTTGCCACGGCAGGTCGGCCTCGTTGATCTTGACACTGGCGGCGGAATGCGACGTGGCGGGGACTGGGCTTGTCGGTGCAGTCTGCCCCGGACCGAGTGGGGTTGGGGTGTTCTGCTCCAGCCCCGCCACGCGCTGCTCCAATGAATCGACACGAGTCTCGACAACTCCCACGCGGCCCGTCAGTTCCCCCAGCGCGTTTTGCACGGCACGTTCAAGGCGGGCATCGTAGGACTCGTCGTTGAATTCCTGCGCCTTGCACAGGCTGGTAATCGCGAACGCCATGAACAGGGCGGCCATCGCCCAGAACACGCAGTCGAACAGTTTGGGTTCTTTCATGTCATCACCTTCGGCTTGAGTTCAAACAGTTGCCCGTCGTACGCCATCACGGCCCGCGTGTAGTCGAACGGCTTGATCACCGGCGGCACGGGCAGGTTCGGTTCGTCCGGCTGGTCCACGATTGACTCGCCGCCAAAGTAGCGGACCAGAATGCCGAAGCTCGGATCGCCGCGCCATGCTTGCATCGTGAATGGCCCCGACAGGATGCTCGGATTCATGATCCCGCCGGTCGTGTGTTGCAGCCGCATGATGTGGCCGAGTTCGTGCGCAATCAGCCGGGCCTGCATGTTGATCAGGTCGCCAGGCTGGTAGAGTTCATTGAACCGGCCCCAGCGACGGTTGGCACAACTCTGCGGCGATCCCGGCAGTTCCGCCAGACCGATTGTTCCGCCTCCCGCGTACTGCTGCGGAATCTTCCAACCCAGATCAATCTGGCATTCCTGATAAGTGTTCACCCGGACAAAATCGACCCCAATGTCCCGGTACGCCGCCACCACCAGCGGCCAGACCTTCGACTCGAACACCGGCTCCAGGAACGCGGGCATCGGCACGGTGCGGGGTGAGTTCTGCCGGGCCAGTCCGTCCTTGTCCACGAACACCCGGATCACATGCACACCGGGCCGTTTCACGTCGCACGAGTGGACCCAACTCCCGTTGCCCGTCGCCTCCGCCACTTCCTCAAGCGGCTGAAAGTCCGGGCACGCGCAGCGATCCAGGCCGAGTAGCTGAGCAGTGAGCGGCCCCACTTCGCCATCAATCGCGACATTCACATGCCCCTTCTCGCGGGCGTAAATCTGCGTCAGCGCCACGCGGTTGAAGTCTTGATAACTCTTGACGGCGGTGACCACCTCCGCGTCAGCCAGTGTCAGCCGGGGCAGGTCCGCTTCCGTGATGCCCGTTGGCGTGGACGGGTTGCGAAAGTGTCCCAGCCGGAACAGTTCGCCGATGATGTCCTGTGCAGTGAGTGCTGGCATCAGTTCGCCCCTCCATTGCTCCCCGTCACCAACGCCTCGACAATCCGCCCGCTGAACTCAACCACCTTGACCCCCTCACCCAGTCCCAGCTTCGGGGCTTCTGGCGGCACGGCCTGTTGTAGCCCTGCCGTCACGCTCTTGAGGTACACGAAAATCTCATCCTCATCGTCCAGCTTCCCGGCCTGGCTGAGTTCCGTTGTCAGCCGACCCATCTCCTGACGCCACGGCTTCCACGCCGACTGAGTTCCGCTCGCTTCCGTCACGATCTCCGTCCCCTTGACGACCGCACTCCACACGTTCGACCGCGTCAGATTCCCCCGCCGCAAGTGATCCGCCATCGCGTCATACACCAGCCCAATCCGCTGGCAATCGTCCCACCCGGCCACCGTCTCCGCAGCATCCCGCGACCAGTCCACAACCCGCTGATTGAGAACGACCGGCACGGCAGGCGGAACAGGCACCGAGGGGGGAACGGGGGTAGGCTCCGGAACCGGTGCGACTGGAGCACTCCCTGCTCCACCTGAATCAGAGCCTACCCCCGGACCTCCATTGGCACCGGTGAACGTCAAAACCGTCCCCACCTTCTCCAGGCACGGAATTCCATCTTCCCCCACGATCACCAGCCAGTGACCGGCGGGCGTCACAATCAGCGGCGGGGACTCGGCAGCGGAGACAACCGACGCCAGACCGCACAGCACGGGCAGCACGCATAGCCACCGCCACGACTTGAGAAATGGTTTCATGCGTTCACCCTGTCCCACTTGCGTGGCCATTCACCGTGACTCCAGGCATCGTCGTGCTCGGATGCAGAAGCAGTTGATTCACATCCGCGACGACGCCGTATTCCTCCAACAGTTCCCGCTGCATCGCTAGCGCCTCATCCAGCGTCGGTCGCCATGCCGAATACCGCAGCCCACCGAACTCCCACGTCAGCCGGTGCGCGGTGTATCGATCCAGCTTCGCCGTCGTCTGCTCGGTCATGCACGTGGTTCACTTGGCGGTTGCGGCGGGTCCGGTTCACCCCCGGAGTGATCGGCAATCAGCTTGCGAATGGCGTTGGCCACGATCGCCCACACACTGACGACGACCGGCGTCATGTTGAGTTCCGTCCCGCCGACGTCGAACGTGAAGTCCGTCCCCATCACCCACGCGTTGAGGTACGTCAGCAGTGCCCCCAGCGCCGCCATCAGCGCCCCGACGGCAATCTTGTGCAGGTCCGTCCCGTTCAGCGTGAACCGCTTGCTGTTGTTCATCAGACGATCTCCCGCGAAAGCTGCAGCGCCCGATGCTGGACGACCTTGTACGACAACGGCCTGCCGGTTTCGGCGTCTTCCGTCACCACTTCCGGGACGCAGTGACAGGACTCCGTCGGGGCGTGCAGCGCCGCTTCTGATTCGGGCCACAGGTGAATCGAGCGGATATCGGCATGCAGATGTATGTCGCCCGGCTGGCAGGCGGAACAGCCACACGATGATTCCGATTCGTATCGGCGATATCGGCTGACAGGATCGGTGCGGGAGTCACGGACAGCCAGCACGGCCAGAGCCGCCAGCGCGAGCAGAAACAGCCAAGCAGTCGGAGTCAGCACCGGTCCCCACTCCATCAGAAGATCGCACGATTCTGATTGATCGACGCCAGAATACTACGATTCGGTCTGAATGTCCGTCAAGACAGGCAGCGGAACAGGCTGGTCCAGTGGGTATCAGTCCGCCCCCGGAAACCGGCGTTGCCCCATCACCAGCGACACGGGCCACTGTACGGGGAGCGTCTTACCGGCGGGGGCCGTGGGAACGCACAGCGCCAGGATCACCGGCACGCGCTGAATCGGCATGTCAGGCCGGGTCAGGTCGGGCGAGTCATCGGGCACGATCACCCCCAGGTGATGCGTCAGGGTCTGTTTTTCCCCCGGACCGCAGCCGGGCCGCATGGCGTACACGACAAGCGTCGTCTCGACTGCACTCGCGACCCGCTCGGCCACATCCACCGGCAGCACGGACCGGGCGAACGTCAACGGATCGACCGGCGTGGGGAACGGGGGCAACAGAGCGAGCGGCAGCGTCTCGCAGCGGACGAACAGCGCAGATCTCTGGCGGTTGGACAGGTGGTATTGCATGGCGAGCCTTGATGGCAGATCAGGTTGTGGGATTCCATCCCCGGTATCGGAGTTGTCGCCCCAGTCGCTGATGGGCGGCCCGCAGTCGGCCTTTGACCGTTCCGGCGGGCAGGCCGATCATTGCCGCAATCACTCGCAGGCTCAAGCCCGTGCCGTGCAGGCGGACGATGCGTTGCTGCTGCTCCGGCAGGCTGTCGAGCGCCGCCCGCAAGTCGCAATGCAGTTCCCGTGTTGCCGGGTCCGTGTCAGCCGTCGCCTGCTGCCCCCGCGCTCGCAGGCAGTCTCCGGCGTGCTCCAGCGGCACCGTTCCGTACAGCGGGTCGGTCTGGCGTCGCCGCAGGGACGACACGAACAGATTGCGGGCCAGCGCGTTGAGCCAGGCCGTGAACCGCTCGCCTTCGAACTGGTGACAGCGGGTGAAGACGCGCAGCAGCGCCTCATGCGCCAGGTCTTCGGCGTCATCCATTGGCAGTCGGGAGCGGCGCAGAAAGTATGCGAACAGACCGACCAGCGTGGATCGATAACGGCTGGCCAGTTCGGCGTCCGCACCGGGCAGGCCAGATTTCACGCCACGCATCAGTGCGGCGTCGGATAGATCAGACAGGGGAGCGGCAGGCCGCTGGGGATGGGTTGTGGGCATGAGGGGATTCCTTTGGAGATTGAACGCTCAGGAGCGTTTCAGGGGACGTTGTCGGGAGCATCACAGCGGGGCGGCCAGCGCTGCGCCACCGGCGAGGCGGTTGAATTCGGCCAGCAAGTCCAGCCGCTTGAATTCCAGATGAATGTTGCCGTTGCGGAAACAGCGGAGGCGGAAATAATCGGTTTCTCCCACCTCGCCTTCCTGGATGGTCTTCACGCTGTCCACCAGCGGGCCGAATGTTCCCGGCAATGGTCCTTTGCCGTCCAGGGCATGGAAAATCGAGTCGAGCGCCTGGAAATGCGGCTCGGCCTTGTAGTGAAATCTGAACGGCGTTCCGTATCCGGATTGAACGGCATAGCCTTTGATCACCTTCCGGCCCACGGCAGCCGATTCGTTCTGATTCGTCTTGTACTTGCTGCGCGAATACAGGCCGGGCCGGAAGTAGTCGAATTCCTCCCGAATCTTTTCAGTCAGGAAGTCGCCGGCGCTCGACAGCATCCCCTGCAGGACGGAAACGATATTGTCGCCGTTGATCTCGGGCAGCGTGTCGATGGGATCGGGTCCGGAATTGTAGCGCGGGCGGCCATAGTAAAAGACCTCGTTCAACTCCTCTCGCCGTTTCGTGCTGAGCAACTTGCCCAATTCCAGTTTGGCGAATAACAGCGACCAGGCTTCCCGCTTGAATTCCTTGAGCACGCGCTCCAGCTCCCCCAGTGAATGGGATTGCTGGTAGCCGTATTTGACCTCCAGGCGAAAGTTGGCGCGAGTCGTGTCGTGTTCTGTCGCTTCGAACGCGAACGCCTGGGACAGCTGCTCGCAGTTGTCGCGGACGGTTTCGAGCGCCTGCCGAATGGCGGCCGTTGTTTCGGCGTAGGTTTCCGCAAGCTGCGTGGCCGTCGAATAGGGAACCAGGTTGTTTTCGAGCGTGTGAACCATTGCAGAACCTTTCGAGATTGGACGGCCAGAGCCGTTGCAGGGGATGGGCCAGATCAGTTTTCAGCGGGCTACGCCGTTGGCATCAGGTCGGGACGCAGGCTACACAGGGCGTGAAAGATACCCCCGCCGCCCGTTCAAGCCGGGGTGCAAATCCCGGAGGCGGCGGGGGAGGAGAACTAACCTTGCGTAGCCCAATCGATCTGGATTAACAGATTCTCAATTGCGTGGGCTGGCCCTGACACGAACACGCCACCAATGCACCAGCGTCGCGAATACTCGTGCCAATGTCGTTCCATCCACGATTGGCACCGGGTGACAAGGAGGTCATATTCACGTCTGGTGACAAGTTTTACAGCCATCTGTTTTCTCCTGCCCCTGCCGGGGCTGTTGGCCGCGTCGGTCAGTCGGCGAGCAAGCGGCACACTGTCGGCGTGGGGTGATCGTGCTGTCGCACCAGGTCCATCGCCAGAGAGACGAGCCGCATGGCCACGGGGTCCGCCTTGGCGGCTGCAATCGCAGCGGCGCGGTCGGCGTGGGCCTGCGAGATAGCCTCGTCCCCCGTGTATTGGGTCCACCCCCATTGTCGTCGGCCATCCTCGTAATATTGCTCCAGTTTCTCGGGTCGACTGGCATGCCAGTCGACTGCCGCCAGCCGCGTCACTGCTGCCTGCACCTCGTCAGGATAGGACTCGTCGGATGCGACCGTATAGTCGCCGATATCATAGACCCACGCCCCAGCGCGTCCGGCGTACTCACCCGGGCACTGCACGTCGATGTGGTATCCGTCGCCACTCGGAGTCCACGCGGTGAGCGTGAGGATTGCCCGTGGACTGCTGATTATTTCTCTGTTGCCTACGTACATTCGTTTCTCCTGCCCCTGCCAGGGCTGTTGGCCGCGTCGCTGATTCACTCGATCAGTCGTTCGCGTCATGGATGTATTATACCTATCGTCGCGTCCGCGTCAATGAGTTTAGCGGGAATTCTTCTGGTTTTTTCCGAGTTTCCACAAGTCGTTTCCGGCTTCGAACTTGTGTCGTCCTTCAACGCCCGGAATCAGCTTCGCCAGCCGCTTGCAGTCGGCTTCCGTGAGGGCGAGAGTCGATCCAACCCGCGTGCCAACGCCGTGGTCTTTCGCAGCCCGCTGGACTGTGCGGCGGGAAACAGGCTCACCGCGCAGTTGAGAAATCAGAGCAGTGGCCGCAGCCGTGCCGTAGAGTGTGGGTTTCATCCCCCCACTGTATCACGTGGCGTTGCCGCGTCAATGCGTGCCGCCAGTTCTCCGCAGCACCGTCAGCCCGTTGTTGTTCCGGTGGTGCTCCTGCACCTCCCACCGCCCACGCTCGATCAGTTCGGACACGGCCTTGTCCAGTCCCGGCCCGCCGTCTTCACCGACCTCGCCGTACGTCGCGGTGTCATGCAGCACGATGTACTTTGCCACCTTGTCGGCGTGGCGGGTGAGTTCGGCGTGGAGCTGCGCGTACGTGTGAACTGTGTCGATAAACAGCAGGTCCGTCGGTCGAATCGTGACGTTGCGGGAGTCACCCTCGATGAAAGAGAACGCTTCGTCGGCTCGCATCAGCAGCGTGGCCATCGGTGACGGCACGAGGTCGTAGCTTGTCAACCAGCACGGCCCGCCAGCCAGCAGGGCAATCGTTGACACGCCGTGGCGCATGCCAAACTCAGTGACGGAATCGCAGTGCTCGATCACAAGGTCCCGCAGCAGCGGCAAATGCTCGCTGATATCCGACGGCGTGCCGCAGACCAGATCGTAGAGTTCCTCGATCGTCCAGTCCGTGCGGTGCTTGGTCGCCTCGATGATCCATTCCGGCTTCGGCATGTCGTCACAGTCCTCCACGGTGATCGCTCTGGGTTTCAGTTCCGAGACGCCCTGCAAACGTACCTGTACTTTGCCAGCTTCAGCGAATGGGACGGGCTGGTAGTCACGCATCGTCACCGGATGCACCTTAAAATCTCGCTCGCTTCCTCGGTTCCCAATTCCTCTTCCAGCTTCGCCCGTAGTTTGCCTGCGAATGCTGCGCGATATTCCAGTAGATCGCTACAACTGGCCGTCGCCATGTAGAACGACAGCATCATTTCCCCTCCGATCTTTGTGGGGTCAATAGCCCTGAGCATGGCGTCGCACTCGCGGAAATTGCCTGACATGCAAAGCTCGGCAATTCTCGTGTGAATACTCACGATTGCTGCCTGTAGTTGTCCGGCTTGTGCTGCGCTTGTGCATCGCGCCAAGAATGCGTCGGTCGAGTCAATCTCGCGTTCCTCAATGGGCGCTCGCATCGTTACTCCCTGTACTTGATTTCGTACCGTTGGTCCGGCAGCCCCAGCGCGTCATTGCTCACGGCGTTCATCCGGTTCGTATTCCGGTTCATCCGCTCCGCTTCGTCCTGCAACAGCCGCTCATGGATCATGCGGGAGTCGAGGCAGGCCATCGTGACCACGAACGCCAGTGTGAACGCGGCACAGAACGACAGCACTTCCCAGCGGTCAAGGACTGTCCCCCGCCACTTCGCGACCGAAGATGTCGGCGTAATCGTCCACCCGTTGAGGCTCGCCGTAGCAGCCCAAGTGCTCATCTTTTTCGGGGCTTTTGTTGTCGGCATGGCGAATCCAGACCCACGCGGGTTTGCGGTCGATGACGTGATGACCGGTGACAGTCGAGTGATCCCTATCATACGGCGACTGCCCGGCGGTGCAACGTCTTGTCACGAACTGGTTCGCCGGATAGGTGCGGTTCCACGCCTTCCCGTCCTTGACGAGATACCCCTCCGTGAACTGATACCATTCGTGGTCCGGATTCTGAACGACGCCGCGTTGCAGCCGGATCATAAAATCTGGCGAAATGGCGTCGTCGTCGTCCATGCGGGTGATGTACGCCGCTGGATTGCCGCCCCATTGAGTCACAAACTCCACAGGAACGCCCACGGATTCGAACATGGCCTTCCGGTCTGTCAGGTGCGGGTCGGAGTCGTCCACCTTGATCAGCAGCGTGTACGGGGCCGTCTGTGCCTTCAGGGACGGGATGCACCACTGCCGGGTCAGGTCCAATCGCCGTTGACTCAACTCGGCATCGGTGTACGCGGCCCGGATGGCGATGACGTGCGGGAGCGTGTCAGTCTGGCGTCGCTTGAAGTGGTCGCGAGCGTGCTGTTCGAGCGCAGGGTTGTTGCCCGTCCAGGCCCACAGGCCGTTGTGGTCGATTGTCAGGTCCGTCGCCGGGTCAAAGCCGTGCCGCTGTTCGAACCGCTCTTGATACCGGCGGTCTGCCTTGCGTCCGTGGTACAGGTGCCGGATCGTGACCGGCACGTAGCCGACTCGCCCCTGGGTGATTGCGCGCACCTTGTCCGCCCACGGTTGGTAGGCTGCCATCAGTCCCGGTGTTGGGTTTCGCCATGCTGGGATCTCAGCGTCGTCGCGGAACGCCGCCGCCATCCACGAATCGCCCCCGCCGACGGCTGCTTCCGCGTCGAAGAACCCACCGATGGCATCGAGGAACTCACGACGTGCCGCCCACGCCATGCCGGGATGCCCATGCTTCTGGATGCGTGAGGCTGCCTTGTACACCGTGCCAATGACGAACTTGTCCTGTTCGACCGGCTCGCCATCCGGACCCAACCATTCCGCCTGTGCCCACAGTTGGCCGACGTGGTAGTCCTTGAGCATGTCGAGCGTCTTGTCCACCCATGTATCGTCGGGGAACAGAATGTCGGCGTCGATCCATGCCACAGCATCAGCTTCGCCCGGCAGCCGGGACAGGGCAATGTTCAGCAGCCGTTCTTTCTGCCACAACAGGTGTTTCCGGGGATCCCCGTACAGGTAGATGCCATGATCGGCGATGGGCTTCTGTCCGGGTAGCAGCAGTTCCACCGTGTGCAGCGGGACTTTGATGCCCGCCAGAAACCGCCGATAGTTCGCACGCAAACGGTCTGAGTTCGTCGGGTTGAACAGGCAGGTGATAACGTGCAGGTTCTGCGGTCGCTGTCCCACAGCGGCACGGTGCGGACAGCCGGGACAGGAGATGACGTATTTCTCATCCAGGGACCGCCGGAGCGTTTCCTTGATCCGTTCATGGTCGAGGACCGTCTTCGCGCATGGCTGATGCAGCAGTTCGCACTGGTACAGGTCGAGCGTCTTGATCCCTTGGCAGCCACAGTTCGCCAGGATGGCTTCCGCCTCGCCCCGGTGCATGCACTCGACAACAGGCGGGGCTTCCGTTGGCGTGCCGGGATGCGTCCGGTACTGGCATGTCTCGCAGCGGCTGGCGGCAACGAATCTGTATTTCTTGCCTTTCGCAATCTGCGGGTGATGGCAGGCGACGCGGGAGCCGACGGGGGAGGCGTAGGTGCAGGTCATACCGCTTGAAATAGAGTAACGCTCAAGTTCGCACACAGACCATTTGCGTCTACGAGACTATACGCCCCCATTGCAGCAGCCCATCGGTCTAGCACAGTTGGTAATTCTTCTGTCGTCCCGAGCATCACGGACACTGAAAAGCGTGGTTGAGCTGACACTTCGACCCACACTTGGTTTACCGATATAATAGCCAATTGTGCGGAAACGTACTGTGTGGAAGGTTGTGTGTGACACTCGCCAGGTAGCTGCGCCGATGCGCCCGCACAGCTTGCCGGCGCGCTTGGAAATTCCAGAAATGTTGAAAACGGCGGCTCCTCGCAGGTGCCTCCGCTGCACAGAAAAGTCCCGGCGTTGCCAGCACCAACCTCCGCGTATATCAGCGGCATTACCAAATCCTGGCAGATCACCTCCTGTGCTTGCGGATGGACGCACAAGAACTTCGGCAGCGTCCACTCCCCAGCCTTCGTCCCCCCTACCAACTCGAACGTGCTCGTCGGCCCCAACGGGTTCCAGTTCCGGCAGACCCACACCGCCGCCGGGTCGTCCGTCACATCTTCCGCCGACTCGTCCTGACAATCGTTCGTCGTCGTCGCCAGCGTAATCGTCGCCTGCAGCACATCCACGCCGCAGATCGTCTCGAACCCGCACGGCGTCAGCGTCAACTGCCCCTCGACAGACCCGGTGTAGCACTCGAACCCAGGCAGTTCTTCCTCCGGCGTTGTCCAGTCAGACCCCGAATCAAACGTCGCTTCAGGAAACGGCCACGTCCCGGTAAAGCACGCCGTGCCAATCGTGTACGTCGTCGCGTGCTCATACGCCACGCTGTTGAGCGTCACAGACTGCGAACCACGCTGGTACTGCACACCGCAACCGCACGTTCCGGCCCCCTGCTGGATGATCGTGTCCGTGACACCTGGAGCGGACTGATTGACCAGCCACAGTTCATGGTCGCCCACGTCCTCGACCTTGTGCATCGCCTGAAACTGCGCGTACGAACTGGCTGGCTCGTCCGTCACCAATTGCAGTTCATCCGGCCCCGCATAAACCGGACCCGGAGATACGGACCCTGCGATCAACGCCAGCGTCGGAAACGTGAACGTGCCGATCCCGATGTCACCGGACGCAATCCCCAACGGACCAGCGAACCCCACGGCCTGCGCATCCATGCCGCCGATCTCGTCCGTCGTCTCAGTCAGCGGGATGACCTTGAGCACCTTGTCCCGCACGTCGTTCGAATCCGCCGGTGCGGAGTCATCCACCATCTTGAACGGGCACCACGGCGGAATATCGATCGACGCCGACACGTTCTTACACTGGAGTCCGCGCACCGATTCGGATGGGTACTGGACTTTCGCCGACAACAGTTCCGGACTGGTTGCCGACGCCGCTACTGGTGAAGATACCCCGCCGTTGTCCTGGCCGGGCCGGGCCTTCACGCCTGCCTTGTCCGGCTGCTCCTGCTTCTCCCGCGTCTTGTTGGCCCGCAGCCTGCGCCGGGCGTTGGGCTTGGGAATAACGTTGGAATGCTCGCTGCTTGTGGACGCCCTGGTGGTGGCCACGCCCCCCTGCAACTGCCATGTCACCTGCGCAATCTTGCCGTCCAGTTCGATCGGCAGAAAACCAGCGTAGGGGTTGTCCTCCCCCGTGACGGGCTGAATCAGTCTCGCTTCCGCCGTCAGGTAATAATCCGCCTGGGCATTGGCATCGGCCAGTGAATCCGTGACGGTGCCGAGTGACCACGTTTCCGCGCCGACGTTGGCGCTGTGAGTGATCCGGACCTGACGATAAACGTCCTCATGCCGGATCGGCAATGACCCTGACCCGTTGCTGTTGAGCGTCAATGACCGGATATGCCGGACCGGAGCACGAGTCACGTTGTACCGCAGCGTGAACGCGGTCTTGAGGTACAGCTTGGCATAGCCGAACTCCGTCTCCGTGTCGCTGAGCGTCACGATCCGGCGGAGCGGCTTATCGACCATCACAATCGGCTGATCGCTGAGTACGCTGATTGAACCGTCGTACTTGGTGCCGAACACCTCGTTGTCCATGTTGAAGCCACCGCGCCACCACAGGCCGAACAACTCGGCAGGTTTGCGTTGCAGTTGGTTGTCGGCCCGGACGATCTTCTCTAAAAGCTGATCCGACAGGATGTACTGCCACACCTCATCGACGGTGAACCCGATGCCCGGAATCTCCGTTCCACCATGCGCCGGACCGACCACGCGGTATGCCTTGAAGACCGTAGAGCGGGCTTTGTCCACGCGGAGCTTCTTGGCGGCATCGCTCGCCCCGGTGATGCCGGAGAAAGTTTCCGGGTTCTCCAGTAGCCAGCCGCCTGACGGAGTCATGTCGAGGTCATCGACCGGCTTCCATTGGTCGTCGTCGTCGATCCCGACCGGCTCCAGCTCCAGCAGGCATTCGACCTGCGTTTCCCCGCCAATCAGCGCCAGAGCCGCGGGGATGGCAATGCCCGCCGTTGTAACCCGCCGGTCCTGTCTCGCCACCACGGGGAGCGAGTCCCCCACGCCCGGCACGACGATCCTGACGGGGTTGCCGGGCGTCAGCCGTAGCACGAGGTCCAGACCCAGCACCTGAAGCAGCGAACTCAGTGCATCGACGACGTGCACATGATCCCAGACCACTTCCGGGGGATCGTCCAGTGAGGCCGTGACCGCCGACGTGTCGTAACCGGTTTCGCCCAGCGCCACCAGCAGCAGTTCAATCAACTGTTTGGGCGACTTCTCCGTCCCGGTGACAATCGACCCGTCCGTGAACCGGCGGTTCCAGTGCCCGCTGATGTAGCCCCCAGCCTTGACCCACCGCCACCGCCGGTCAAGGATCGTCGTCGAATAGATGCCACCTTGGCTGGAGTAGCTGACGCCATCCCCAGCACAGTCGTAAAACGTCACGGTGGGCACGCCATCCACCGTCAAGGAGACGTTGCCGATCGCCGGGTTAGGAGAGTAGTCCGGGGCCACGTCAATCTGGATGATCGACGGTTCCGTCCCTCGACTCCACGGCACGGACGCATTTCCCGTGCGCTGATCGAATCCCGGATAAGTAATCGAATGAAACGCCATAGGTTTACGGGTACGTTAGTCGCGGCTGCCATGCCGATCCCGGCAGCGGCTGGCGCAGTTCCATCGGGTAGCTGTAATCGACCGCGAAGAACATCCGCGTGCCGTTGACGATCTTGAGGGACACAGGCCGCGTGATGGTGACTTCGCTCCAGTGCACGTCCACCGGACTCAAGGGGGGTGGAATCACTCCGATTGGCTCCGGCGGTCCCTGTCTCAGCCAGACGACTCTTCCGGTCTGAACGTACGACGACGATAAGAACGGATAGGTATCATGCCGCTGGGGACGGTCAGCCTCGATGGGCACCATGATGAATTCACCCAGCCCATGCGGGTTGCGGGCGCTGACCTCTTCGCTGAACTCCACCACTGGATTGCCGTTGCTGGCCGCTGCGCCGACGGGAATGATGGCGTTGAACTCCAGGCTGTAATCGACGAACAGCCCCATCTCACCGGCGATGGCTTGCGGAAGTGAAACGACGCTGCATCCAATCCCCCCCAGCGTGTCCACGGAGTCGAGCGACAGGCCGACGGGGATGTTGTCGCTGGTCAGGTAGGTCAGATTCCCGCCACGCACGCGCGACGCATCCAACAGGTCGTCAATGCGGGTGATCAGTTCCGTCTGCGTACTACGGATGATGCGTCCATTGATCCGGTGCACGAGTTCCACGGCGTACATGAAGCCTGTCCCTGACAGTAGCTCCGTGTAGCTGATCGGAGAACTGAGGACTTCGTAGCTGTCGCTCGTATATGTCGAGTACGCGTACTTCACTGGACTCGATTACTCCCAGACCTGTTGAATGCCCGTCTGACGCGCGCCACCTTGCAGCGCTCCCGCCGTAGCCTGAACGGGGTTGATCGTCTGATCCCGCTGGCGGTTGATCTGCTGTTCCTGCAACCGGGCCAGTTCCTGAAACACCGCTTCCAAGCGGCCCAGCGATTCCACCAGCCGATTCGTCGTCTCCGTGTGCCGCTCAATCGCCTGCTGTTCTTCGACCCGGAGCCGGGCGACTTCGGCCACCTTCTCGGCTTCGTCACGCCGGGCGGCTTCGAGAGCGTCCATCTCTCCCAGCCCGCGCAGGACATTTTCCCCACCCGCGGCGCGGCCCTTGTCGGCATAGAAGTCTTCGGCAAAGCGACCGCCCAAACCGCTGTTCTTCAGAATGTCCGCTTCCGGTTGATTGAGCTTGCCGCCTGACTGCAGCTTCTCGCTGATCTTCCGCAGGGACTGCTGTTGCGTGATGTCGAGTTCGCCGAACTTCGCTAGATTGGACTTGGCTCCCGCCTCTTCAGCCCGGATGCGTTCCCGGCTGGCCTGCAACAGTTGATTGGCGCGGTCAAGCTGCTGCGTCAGTTCCTCTTTGGTGCGCTTGGCGGATTCCGCCGCCGACTCATCCACCTGGGCAATCTGTTCCTTGATTGACAGAATGTTCTGCTGATGCGCCAGGATCGCATCGGGGTTGTCCCGCCGGGCGTTGGCCATCGCGGCTTCTTCCCGCTCCAATGCCGACGCCAGCCTGCCTCGCGCCCGGCCCGACGCTTCTCCATCACTCAGCCCCAGCGCCCGGTCACGCCGTGACGCGATGCTCTCCAGACCGGCCTGCGTCTGACCCCGCAGATTGACCATTTGCAGTTCAGCCTGACGCACGGCTTCGATCACCACCAGCCGCTTTTGTTCGGCGGCCTTCACGGCGTCCGCACTTTTGGCGAGATCGAAGAACTTGGCTTTGATCATTGAAATGAATGCGACGTCAAAGCGTTCAGAGTTACTTGAGCCGCCGCGATCTTTCCAAATGGCGTTACCGATATTCGGCATGCCCATGCGGCCCGTGACCTGATTGACCGATGAGCCGATGGCGTAGCCTGCTCCCGCCAGCCCCAAGGTTCCCGTGGCAGCGGCTTTAAGGCCAGCGCCAGCCCCAGACGCCATTCCCGCCAGACGACCTCCCCACGTGGCCGCCCCAGCCCCGGCGGCTCCCGCTCCGAAGTTACCCAGCATCGACCCGCCCGCTCTGGCTGCGCCGCCCGCCGCGCCACCACCCAGCCCCGCCGCTGCCGCTGCCGCCCCGGCAATGGCTGCGGCCTTCTGCGCTGATGCCAGGGCCACGTAGGCGTCCTTGACGCTCAGGATCACCTTGAGGCCGCCGGAGAACACGTCGAACCCGGCCTGGATCATCACGAAGTGCTTGGCGAAGATCGCCAGATTCTCTTCCCCGGAGATGCCGAGAATCGCCAGTCCCCTGGCCATTCGCAGGAAGCCTTCACCAGCTTCTCTGGTGGACGTGATAACCTTCTGGTTCGCGGCCTGGAGTTTGCCAGTCGCCTGCTGATGCGTGGCGTCAGCCCGCGCGGTCGCGGCTTCACGATCCCGCTGCGCTTTCTCAATTGCCTTCATCGACTGCGTTGCACTCTTCTCGGCATCCTTTTGCTGCTTCTCCCAAGATTTTGCCGCAGCGGCATCGTCCCGCTCCTGCTGCTTCAGTTTCTGCTGACGCTCTTTCTCGATCCGGTCCAACAGCTTCATGCGGTTCGCGAATACCCGCTGCAATTGCCGTTCTTCCGCCTGCGCCGCAGCCGCCTCTTTCTTTTCCCGATTGATCCGAATACGGTCGAGGTCTTTCTCCAGCTTCGTCGCGTCCTTCTCCATCTTGGAGATGCGCTTGCTCACCGCGTCCGTCCCCTTATCGGCCTGTGCGCTTGCTTTTGCTGCCGCTCCATAGGCAGACTGAATCTCTTTGCGGAACTGGCCAGCGGCAGCCGTGTCGCTTTTCAGCTTCAGGGTGATGACTACATCACGTTCAATTGCCATCGCGGGAGACTCTCAAAATGGAAGGTGCAGACCAACAAGGCATCGATCAAGGCATTGCAGTGCTTGTCATGGTTGTGGTTGCTTTTGGTGGCCTGTTCGCTGGCATCGCTTACTGGCACAACAAGAAATACGGGTCGTCATCAAAGCCCGCCGAACCGCCCGTCTCAGCAGAAGCCAAGGAACTCAGAACGCTGGTGAACATGATCGGTTGGGGGTGTGTGGGGTTTCTCGTGGTCTACTTCTGGCAACTCATCTTCCAATGACCGACGCCAGGATGATCTGCATCTCCGCCGTCCTCGACCGGCTGGCCTTGATCTCATCGCACCGCCTGACGAGGTCGTCCAGTTGTGCGTACAAGGCAATCGTCCAGTGATCCTCCGGCCAGCGTCCGGTCAACTTGCACTCCTGAAACCGTCGCCACAACATCCGGCTGCGGTTGGTCAGCGTGTTGGGCTTTTCCGGGCAACCCTTGGGGCACTCGCTCCCCTTCGGCTTGCGGCACGGAGCGTACGTCAGGGGGGGCCTTTCAATCGGATTCCCCCGTCCATCCTTGTTCATCACTCCCTTCTCTTCATCCCACGCATACTTCAGGCACAGTGAGCAGTCGCGGCGGTAGACCTCGGGATGAAGCTGCAACAGTTCCACCCCCAGGATCAGTTTTTTGCGGCGTTCTCCGGCGTCTCAGGCGTCGTTCCGTCCGGCAGTGGATCGCTCGCATCGTTGCCAATCACGATCCGGTACAGACGTGACGCCACGAATGGATTCAGCCTGCGGAGACGGTCCACGTTCAGAGGCCCGGCGGCGCTCCATGACTGGAGTCGCTCGGCAATCAGTCTCAGATTCGCCGCCGCGTCCTTCTCGCTCTCCGGCAGCTTGCCCAACGCCTCATCTTTGGCCACGGCGTCATAGTGCCGGTTGAGGTCCATGTAGTCGGCGGGCCGAAACTTGAACGTCAGCGGCGGCGTCAGCGGATGGCCCTGCACATTGGAAATGCAGCCGTCGTAGACCTGACCGTCCTCGATAAACAGATGAATGGGCATTGCGTGCGTGTCGCTCCTGAGAACTGAAAACCGTGCTTATCCCCGGCAATCACATTTGACGCCGGTCTTGACAATCTTGGCGTACTTGTCGGTCCCTGCGCCGCCGCCGTCCGTCGCGGCCACCGTCACGTAGATTTCCAGCTTGTCTCCCGGCGACAGTCCGGAACCGTCGATCGTGAAGACTCGCTCGGCATACGTAACCGTGCGGATATCGATGGCGGATGTCGAGTTCAGGTCCGATCCGTGCGCCCCATCCGTCCCCACCTTGTACGCGGTGATGTCCAGTGTGCAGGACGCCGACGAGATGACGTTCATCGCCGCCCAGAATGAGGCGTAGATGTTCGTCGTCGCGGCATATTCCGGCGGCAAATAAAACTCAAACATCGCCGTCTGGGTGATCGTCGTCCCGTTCGATGGGGATGTGCGCACATCTACTCCGGTGGCCCCGGCTGCGGCAGTCCCGACCCCCAGATTCGTGGACCCCGCCGTCCCCAGCACAGGATGACCAGCGGCCACCTGTCGCCAGAGATGCACCGGGATGCCGAAATAGTCCTGTGAGTTGAGGGCCTGCTTGGTGCGCGAGATGTTGGCATTACCAGAGAGGTGCGCGTCCGTCAGTGAGGCGGCTGGAATCTCCAGAATCCCGGCCAACGTCGTGCTTTGCACTGCCATTGCGATGTCCCTTTGTAACGCCGATAAACCCTACGATTCGTAGTCATCACGCATGCGCGTTGGTGATCTTGATGTCCGGCTTGTGATCCACGTGGCCGGGATGCAGGTAGCCTTGGGAGAAGCCCTGCAACTGATGCCGGATCGGACCCTTGCTGGTAATCACCGGCACCACCCGCTGAATGTGCAGCCGCCCGAACGTGATGGTGATGACGCTGCTGGCCTCATTGGCCGATGTCAGCACGAGTGACGTTAGCTCGCCGTCCAGCGTGTGCGCCAACAGGTCTGCGTTGGTACTGTCACCGGAGACGGTGAGCGTACACGTCACGATCCGGTCCGTGGGGATGATCAACTCATCCCGCGTGAGATTCGTCCCCCACTGGTCAGCCGACAGGCCGTTGTCCACCCTGACTTCGAACCCGAAGATTTCCCGGTCCGTGGATAGCAGACTGATCTTCCCGGCGTCGGCGAAGAAATAGGGCTTGGACAGGTCCGCCTGAACCAACGTCCCCGGCCATGACTGACCGCCGGTGTACGACTCAAACTCCGTGTCGAACGTGGCCTTGACGAGTTGGTTCTGTTCCCCGGCCAGCGTCATGCCGCCGATCTTGCCTTCACTCAGCAAGTAGATGTCGAACTTCTTGTCCAGCAGCATGTAGAAGTCGGGCAGCGCTTCCGCCACATCGAACACGTTGGCAGCTTCAGCAGACCCCAGCGCGAATGGCAGGAAGCTGTCCAGAACATATCGCGTCAGGTTCATGGTGATGGAGCCGCCCACCCGGAGGCCACCCCGGACGTTACCGGAAGAATCACGCATGCGCGTGCCGCGAATCCCCTCTCGCGCTAACGTCGGCTGATCGAACACGATGTTCTCGCTGTCGAACTCCGTCCAGAAACTGTTGACGTCAAAAGGCGTGGCGCTATCAACCGCCATGCGGGCCAGTGAACCGGCTGTTTCGGCCATCGCTTGTACTCCATTGGTGACTTACAGGACTGCTTCCAGTCGCTCCATGATTCCGTCGCCGATCAACTCATCCGCCCGTTCCGCGAACTCCGGCGTGACCCCGATGAACTCCCGCTGCGGAATGCGGATGTTCGTCCCCGGCGGGATCATGCCTGTGCCGCTTCTCGGGGCCAGCCATTCCGTGGAGGGGAACATCCCTCCCGTCATATGCTTGTGGGCATACGGGACGCTGGTCCCCATCTTCGCTTCGAATTCCGACACGTCCTCGATGTGCTCGCTGATGTCCTGCACGATGGAGGCCAACAGCAGACCGGTGCTTTGCAGCGTCTTTTTTCCGGACGAGGAAACGTGAATGCTGCGGAGTTGCCACTGCGGCCATGCTGCGCCTGTCGGGTCTTGTTCCTGTTCAAAGGTCTGGCCAATCCGGACCTGCACTTCATCCACCCACCGCTGCAGCGCCGCTTTCTGCCGTGGTGTCTTGAGTTCATTCTCCAGCCGGTCGATCATCGCCAGCGCGTCCGCTTCCGTCGTCACCGTCCGGGGCATCGATCACCTGCAACTTGTCTTTGGCTTCCGCCGATTCTTCGTCGTTCACGAAGAATGGGTGTTCGTGTCGCACATCTCCGCTTGACCAACGGCCCCACAGTCTCCCGCCCCGCGAGATGACTTCCAGACGATGGACGGCGGCGTAGTACCGCACGGCGCTGTCCGGCGTGGGGCAGGCCAGTTTCTTGATCCGTTGCCGTCCCAACATGCCGCAGCGGACCTCCCACGTGACCTTGATGTGCGGGTCAAACTTCGGCTGGGGAATAAAGGGCGTTGTACCGGGCATCACTGGTCCTCCACGGGACGGCTGACAGTTACTACGTTTCGTAGTATTCCAGACGTGAGAATACGTAGGGGCCTACCCCCACGGCAAGTGCTGATTGCTCCAGTAGTCTGCCGATCGGTCATGTCCGCTGCTCCTTGGCGACGAAGCCGAACACCAGCGCCCCCACGAATCCGTTGCGTTGCCAGTAGTCCCGGTCATAGGGGCGTGAATCGATCAGCCTGGTATAGACAATCGTGCCGTTGGCAATCGTCAGCTTGTCCGTGATGAGGGCCTGTCGGACCCGTTCGTGCCACAGCAGCCAGAGCTTGCGATTCGCCCGCGTATGACTGCGGTTGGCCGGGGCGGCGATGGCGACCAGCACGGAATAGTTGATGAAATCGGCGTTCGTCGGCCCGCCGGGGTCAACGGACTGCCGGTCCAATGGGGCGACCATGATCGTGTTGGCCGACAGTTCCCCCAGCCCGGATACGTCTACTGCCGTCAAGTCTTTGACCTGATCGGAGTCTACGCTGGTCAGATTCAGGCCAATAATCTTGGCGGTCACGGCATCCACGATCTGCATCAGGATCGGATCGGTGCCGTCGCTGACCCAGGCGTAGACTGGCAGGGAACTGGCTTCGCTCCCCCCGCCGACGCTCGTGACCTGAAACCAGTAGACCCCCGGATCAAGCGTGACGATGATGTTTCCATCGCCTGTTCGAGTGGCTCCCGTGTCGAGCCACTCGTTCCACGTCCACTGCGTATCGACCCGGATGACCCGGACCTCGTTGGTGGCCGTGACTTCGCTGTCGGCAATCGTGACCGTGGCCGTGCCGTCATCGTTATTGACGACGGTGATCGTGGGCAACGTGGGAGGGACGCCGCCCCCACCGGCGGCGACGCCGAACCCGCGAGTCACAATAGAACGATTCAGAGCCATCGTGTGGTTATTGCGTTAGGCTTCCGGGGCTTGTGCGCTACGCACCGCGTTGAGTGCTTCATCCAGTTGCTGGAGCTTCTCGTCCAGCTTTTGCAGCCCCGCCTCCATGCGGGACACCGCGTCTCCCTGACGACGAGTCAGAGCGTCGAACTCCTGACGGCTGGCGACAAGGCTGGCCGCGTGCTGTTCGGCGTGGGCCTGCGCCGTGCGGGTGGCCTTGAGGGCTTCCTGTGAACTGGTCAGCAACTGCACGTCCTGCAATTGCGTCCCCAGTTGCTGGAGTTCCGCCCGTAGCTGCTCCCGCTCGGTGCGCTTCTCCCGCGCGATCTGTTCGTTCTGGCGGGCTTCCGTTTCGAGCTGCGCCGCCCGCGCCTGTTTCTGGGCGATGGTCTGTTGGACTTCCTGGACTGTCATGGCTGGTTACACCCTTTCCACTGCTGTTGGGTTGGTCGCGTCGTTAAGAGTCATGGCGTAGGCGTTGGTCGAACTGTCGAGCCGCTTCACCTGCCACGTCGTGCCGCTGATGCTGAAATCCATCAACGCCTGATGGATGGCCAGGATTGCCTGCGTCAGCGTCGGGGCGACGCCGTTGGCAGCATAGCTTTCGGTGAGTTGCGTCTGAAGAACGTCGGCAATCGAGATGTCGTTCAGTGCGTTGACGGCGGTTTCAATCGCGTCGATCTGGCTTTCCGTCGCCGCTCTGAGAAGCACCGTCCCGGACAGCGTATCGAGTTCACCGGTGCCAGTGCCGTCCACGATTCTGATACGTCCATTGGCGTCGGTGTCGAGGGCGTAGTTGCCGCCGGTGATTTGCGCCCGCGTCGGTAGGGCGGCAATGGCGGCTTGAATCGCGGCAATCTCCGTGTCAATCAGATCGTCGATCGTGTCCACGCTGGTCTGACTGGCCCGCGAATCGAGGATGTTGTCCAACCGTCCGCCGTTGGTCCAATCGGTTTGCAGTTCGTTGGTGTCCACCAGCGTCGTCGCCGTGTCTACCTTGACCGCTGCGATATCCGCACTGACGGACGCATTGGCGGGAGCGCCGAGCCTGGCAAAACTGTCCCCAGTTTGCGGCACAGTCGTCCCGCCCGTGCTGGTGATGTTCGTGGCAGCGGTCAAAACGCGAGTCCCAACGGCCCACACATCCGCCGCACTGTGAGACGAACGACTACTGACAGCCGCGTTGAGGTTGTCGCCCACGATCTTGCCCGCCGAACCTGCACCGTATGCCCCAGGCAGCGCCGTGACCCACGGATCACCGGCAGAGCCAGCGGCGTTGAGTGCTTCCGCCGTGCTGCCCGCCGTGCCACTGTGATCGGCAATGGCTTCTTCCCAGACTGCATCGGCGATGTCGGCTGCGGATGCCCCACCGGATGGTGCCTGCTCCAAGGCATTCGCCGTGTACCGGGAGACTCCCCCGTCACTCTCGACCAGTTCGTTGAGCAGCGCGTCTGCCGCACCGGGCTTGGATGCCGGGTCGTACGTGGCGGCCAACAGGTGATCGAGGTGGATTTCCACGAGTGCGTCGTCAACTTCGGCGTTGACCTCTGCTGCGGACAGGTTGTTTAGTGCTGCAATGGAAGCCGCCGTGGCCAGTCCCGATTGAATCTCCGCGATAGCATCCGCAGCGAGTTCACTGGCCCCGATGGCGTCGGCTGCGATCTTGGCAGCGGTAATAGCGTCTGTGGCAATGGCCGTTGCCGTCAGGACGTTCGCCGCCATTGCCCCGACACTGGAGTCGATTCGCCCAGACACCAACGCTACTGGCAGGCGGGACTGAATGTCTTGGGTATCCGCCTCCACATCGTCTGCTGTCGATTGAATCGCGCTTAGCTGGGTGTCCATGTTGGCGGAAGCCATGCCGATGGCCGAACGGACTCCCGCTGCATCGAGGCCACCGCTCCCCGTCACGTCCCGCCGGATGGCGAAGATCGTGTACGTGTCCACCGCGTTCTCAGGCGTGAACGGCAGCGTCGCCACCGTCGCCAAGTCCCCAGTGTCCGCCCAATCGGCAATCCAGCGGGGATGATATTCCGACGCCGACACATCGCGGACGACCAGCAGTAGATCGTTGATCTCGTCGTCGCCGAACGGCAGTCCCGTCAGGTGCAATGCGGTCGTGCTGTTGCCGGTGGAGCCGATCGTGCCTTTAGCGACTATCAGCCCATCCATCAGTGCGTGTTGCGTTTCCAGGTTGCGCGACGTGGCCGCACCCGACCCGAACCAACTGGAGAAGTTGACCGCGATGCGTCCGCCCGCCGTCTCAGTCAGCGTTCCCCCAGACAGCCGCTCAACATCAGAGACGAAGTAATCAATCAGCGAACCGCTGCCCGCGCCATTGATCGTCGCGATGTTCAAAATCGTCGGTTGTACCGCCGCGTCATTGATGGCCACACTGGCCATGCGGGCCGTCGTCAGTTCTGCCGCCGTGAGCGTGATGTACCACAGGTTATCAGACAGATAGACTGGCAGGTTCGTCACATTGGCCGTGGCTCCCGGTGCCGATCCCGTGTGCTTGGTGATCTTCACATCACCAGATGCCGGAGTCCAATCGGAACTGGTTGCTGGCCCCGAACCGTCCGCCTTGGCGAGCCGGAACACGAATGTGTTTTGAACGCTGTAGGGGGCGAAGAATGTCAGGCTGGATGTGGGGGCAACGGCGGCAACTTGCGGCACTCCCGGAGAGACTTCCGCCGGAACGCACATGAAGTGCATCACGCGAGCCTTACCTGCCACCCCGTCCACCGTCGCACTGGCAATTACGTTGTACCACTTCCCGGCCTCGAAACCATTTGCGCCAGACGCGGTAAACGATCCTCGGTAATTCCCGGTCTTGGACGTTCGCTTCGTCAGATTGCCGCCTACGCCGATATCTGTGTCGGTAGTGTCCTCAAACACTTCGAATGTCGGTGTAGAATCTGCATCGGACACTTCGCTTGTAGAGGGGTTGGAAGTGATGCAGTCGAACGTCACGACTTCGTCAATTGGAACACGCATCAGTTGACTCCTCTAATCACGGCTGACCCGACCCCAATGGGCGATGTCGCCACGCCCCCGCCGCCGGTGTTGAGTTCGTCTTTCGCCAGACCGATCAACGCCGCCCCATACCACGCATGGCCCCTGACGGACAGGTGATCGCCGTTGTAGTACCGACCGACGTTGAGCGCTTCCCCATGATCGATGACGAACGTGTTCGCGTCGGCGGCATTCGTCACACCGCTCCGGATGGCTGATTCCTTGATCAGTGCGGGAGGCAGGGCAACGAAGATCGTGGCGTCGGGTGCGGCTGTCCGCCACGCTCCGATCAGGTTCTCCACCGCCGTCGTGACATCACCGTCACTGGCACCGGAATCGTTCGTTCCGTGTGATGTGACGATGTAATCCGGGGCCGGGTCCAATAGTCCGCCGCTCAGTCGAGACTGCCCGCTGTAATACTCATCCCATGCCGCTTCCACATCGACCAGATTGTGATTGCTGCCGATGGCCGCCGTGTATCCCTGTCCCGCGAATCCGATAATCCCGACTTCGCATTCAAACGCTCTCGCGAGAAGAATCGGGAACGCCTGCGATGCGTCCTGATTCGTGACGCTCACTCCCGCCGCGAGGGCTTCGTGTCCTTCAGTATGGCTGTCGCCGTAGACAAGCATGCGACCGGCAAACGTCGTCGGTGTGGCCACGTCCTTGCCGGTATCGACTTCAAAGCCTGTGATCTTCAGGGCCATCACTGGAGTCGTCCAGCGGTCTTCAGATGCCCACGCCACCGCTGCGAAAGTGATCTCAATGTTGTGCGTGGAATCCGCGAGTCCAGTAGCCAGAGTAATCTGAGTGTCGGCACTGGTGAGAAGCCGCGACGTCCACGCCCCGCCGTTCACGCTGTACAGGATTCGCGGGTAATCTCCCGCCGATGTTGAGGCTCCCGTCAACTCCGACACATCCACGTTCAGCTTGAACGACGTGCCCGTAAACCGCGTCTTGATGTATGCGCCGGGAGTGTTCGTCAGGGCGTAGGTTGAGCCGCTCTTGTACCAGTTGTACGGCGAGAAAAAGACATCCGCGTCGGCCACGGTGATTGTCACCGGACCTGACGCCGATCCCGCATTGTCCAGATTGTTGAGCCAGGCTAACGCAGCCAAGACAAACACTCCTGCTACGGTTGCCAGACCTACTTGTACAAGATGGTTACGACGCATTCATTTGCCCCCGGTGCACCGGTATCGTTGTCTGCAATGCCCGTCGTACAGGCTACGCAGATAGCGGCAGAGAAGGCAATTCCTTGCGGGATAGTCCAGGTAAATCCCGCGCCGTTTGTGTCCCCTTGAGTTGGCAGGGGAATCGTCATTACCGGGGTGGTTGTTCCCACGGAGACGTTCGCCGCTGTGTCGTTGTAGAATTTGAGATATCGCTTGGCGTTCGCGAGGTTCATGGCATGAATGCCGTAGACTTGTCCGGCACTGCCTTTCACTTCGTCTTCGGACTCGTCAACGTCAAGTCCCTTGAAGACGCTCAGTCCGCCGGTTGTGACTGGGTACTCCGTCACTGGCAGTGGGGCGGACGCAGTGACGCGCGTCTGCGTGCCGTCAGCGCCAAACGCCACCTTGACTTCCTGCCAATGCGCCGTGCCGTCGTCGTCTGTCTTGAGGACCGCGCCGCCGGAACCTGAATTGAGTGTGATATTGTCGGCCATTAGATTCCAACTCCCAAAAGCAATCCCTTGGAGACGAGAGGCGTCACTCCGCCGCCGCCACCACCAGAATCTGACTTGAATACAACCTGAGAAGCCGCCGCCTGTCCGCTCGCACCCCACGAGAGCGTCGGATTCGAGGCCGTCGCGGTCGTCTGAATCCACGCAGCCATTG